TACCATGAGTACGGTGGCCCTTTTTTATGGAGGTAGTGTCATGTTCAAGAAAAATAAGAATCCAGTATTCGAAGCCCGTGACCATCTGAAAGCGGCTATCAAATGTATGAGACAAGTTGGAATGGATAAATGGGCCGCTAGAACTGAAAACATTTTACTTGACTTTGACAGACAAATAGTTAAACTTAAAAAGTATTCCGGGATAGCTCAACGGTAGAGCCCCCGCCTGTTAAGCGGGTCGTTGTAGGTTCAAATCCTACTCCCGGAGCCAATTTTGGGTGGAAGCCTTCGGGTCATGTGGTGTTAGGGAAGAGCGGGAAGGCTCTGGGGATGAGACACTGCGGCATATAGACCTATGGTGTAAGGGTAGCACGGAAGGTTTTGGACCTTCTAGTTCTGGTTCGACCCCAGATGGGTCTTCCAATTTAACTCCACTCTGACGTGAAAGTGGAGTTAAATTGAAATAAGTTATAACAAAGTGGCCGTTTTGTGGTATAAATGAAGCCTGAGACTAAGGGAAGCGGCCAACGGCCCCACGTGAGTTTAGGTCGGTGACCCAATTAAGACCGATATTTGGATCACAATATGACCCATTTATTTTGACGGCGGCATGGCCGCTTCCCAGTCGCCAAGGAGATGTGATGAAAATACCGAAACATCTTGATATGGGATTGAACGAAACGTTTGCCAATCAGATTTATACCATTTTGGTTGAAGTCTGTGGAGCAAGGTCCAGCGAACGTTCCGCATTCGTTCATGAGATGGGAAGATTCGAACCAACCAACGAGTGGAGGTTCCAAGGATGGTTGGGATTCGGCGGAAAATTCTGGCCGAAGGATTTTAGAGTGTCTGCTTACACAGAAGATATAGACGATGAAATGGCTGAAATCATCAAGGAAGCGAACGAAAAATTAATAGAACTTTTAGACTTGACATCTTAAGAAAAATAGTTATATTTGTATTGTAGCATTGATCTTTGAAAACTAAAGAGTAGTATGGAGTTCTGGCAACACGGTGTAGCCAATCGGTTAGGCGCTGGATTGCAAATCCAGATAAGGGAGTTCAATTCTCCCCGCCGTGTCCACCCTACCATGTAAAGACCCCACTTCTTTGCTATCGTGGGCAGTACGCATAACGAGACGGCGTTTGAAGGGCTGTAGCAACCCGCTGGATTCCCACGGGAGGTCGGGTCTTTACATGGTAGGAATGGAAAGAATGTTAGGAAGCCAAGAACTGGTCGGTGACAGAATGCATCCCGCACAGGGTGTAATGTGGGCTGGTAGGGTCTTTGTAGGGAACTGCGGGGACTGCGCCGCCTTGGGTTATCCGGCCGCAAGCGAATCTCTGAAGAGTGTAACGCACAACGAACGGTCTCTCAAGTTCATCTCAAGGCTGGAGACTTAGTAGTCTGGTCCCTTCGTAAACAGTCGATATGATATATCACTGGGTGTGCCGGGGGGTGCAAGTTTCGATCTTGCCAGTAGGGGTGCTTTAGTATGGGATGGCCATCCCGGAACAAGACCTTGAATCGTGGCGGAAAACACAAATCTAAGAAGAGCATGGGAACAATCCCAGAATGTTCCTCCGACCAGTTCTTGGTTTCCATAAAAGTTATGGGGCTGGACAGAGCAATCAGTTTGAAGCTGATTGTCGAAAGTAGAAAACCGAGTGGTAAGGCCACCACAACGGAATGCTGGAGAGCGGAGCTATATGCCACCCACTGTCGGCCCAGCCAATTATGTTCCTGTACTAAGGATATATCGGGTCCACCGGAACCGTAAGGCACTTAGGGGTCTGCTATCAAAGGCTATGCATGGCTGATGACAAGCTACCTTAGAGTCATACAGGAACACCGTTTTATAGCGGGATAGAGTAGTGGTCAAACTCACTGGGTTCATATCCCAGCACCGAAAGGTAACGTCGGTTCAAATCCGACTCCCGCCACCAAGTTTCAGAGTTGGTTTCTAACTGAGGGCAGGGTTAAGCCGGTTAGTGGGATAGCTTCCCACCTTATCTGAGTGCACCTTCTAGCCTAAAGAGACAGAAGGCCAGTGCTGGTAACCAACTTTGAATTTAATTTATGTGGGAGTCATCCAAAAAGTGGGATACTGAGAGTAGGGACAGCAAATTACTGTCATGAAAGGAGTGTCTCTGGAATAGGAAGTAAGGGTTGGCCATTTTGCTAATGTGGGTTCGAACCCCACCTCCCACCGTTTTTGAATCCATGTAGGCTCTCCAGCGGAGCAATACTATCCTACAATAAGGCGCTTTGTTGTAGGCCGTCCTAAACAATAGCAGGGGGTTGGAAGCTGGGCCTGTTAAAAAAGATGCTAACTTTTGCTTCCTTCAGTTTCGCTGGAGAAGCCTACATGGATTCGGATTTACCTCATGAATGTCTATGCAGTAGACATTCAATCAATGTTGGTCGCCGTGGCTTCGGCCACAGAAGGTATACTGAAACGTTGTGGACCTGAGTTCGATTCTCAGCACCTCCACCCCTCTGTATCCTAGTGAGACGCTGACGCCTCATTAGCGGAGACTCAATAAGACTTCCGGGATATGGAGGGGTGGGGGTGAAATGGTTTCGACATGGCGGATGAGGTATGCTGGAAGACCCGTGGGTGGGCTGGCCCACGTTAATCAAGCCCACTCTTACAAGTGCCAACGCACCTGTAGAAATGGCCGCTTAGGTGGCTACGGGGTTGGGCCTCCTTCCTTATTATCCAATAGGAGGTGAAGTTTAGTCATGAAACATTATTATGCTCTTAACAAGGAGGAAAATATCATGGAGCAAGTGAAGCAGTTGGTGGATGATGTTCTGGAAGAGAACACTGAATTAAAGGTGGTAGCTCTTGCAAACATTACGGAAGCTCTTGCAGAGACAGTTGAGGCTGTCACAGGATTTGGTGAGGTTTTGCCCCATCACGTCCGCAAGGCAATTGAACGGCCTTTGGGTCAGGTGAATTTTTTCATGAAAACGTATGAGAAAGCACGGGAAGATGAAGTGCTTTCACCCCCAGAGGAAGAAGAATCCACGGAACCGACTGGGAGTGAAAATCTTCCCGGAGAGGGTAATGAGGAGGGTGGAAACCAGAACTCCAATCCTGATGATAAGGAGAGCGACCCTTCCTTACCAATGGGGGGAAACTAAACCCCCTTTCATTAGGAGGTAGTATCATGTCTGAAAAAGGTGCAACAGACAAACAGCTTGCCAATGCCTATATCCTTACCAAGTTCAAGCATATCGAAGAGGGCTTCAGTGAAGAACTTCTTGCTGACTTGAACGGTGGCCGCCGTATGGCCGCCACCCGCAAGGAAAGGATTCGCCAACGAGTCGTTGACTGGTTGGATAAGAAAGGTAAGCCGTTGGGTGATTATCTTGTGAAGCAAGGTGTCACTCTGTAAAATGGGGCGTCTTTGGATGTCCCGTGATAGTGTGGAGCCATGGAGCGAATAAAAATGGCTTGCGGTGCTTGCTCTGCTTTCATCGCACATATTAAGAGCGCTCAGTGTTCCACCAAAATTAAATAAATTGGAGAGCTATCCCGGCCCAGAGCCGAAGTGCTGTCGGTGACCATACGGTAGACGGCAATTACTTAAATAGGCGATGCTCCCCGGTGAGAATCCGGCACACTATCACGAACTTTTATGGAGAGGTGGCAGAGTTTGGTTGATTGCGCCAGACTGTAAATCTGGTCCCACTGGGTAAACACGGAGGTTCAAATCCTCCCCTCTCCACCACCATTCATTTACGTACTGTAACGAAAAGTGGTACTTTAGGAGAACGGTTCATGCAAGAAGAGGTTAACATAATTCAGGGGGATAACCCCACTACATCAGAATTGGTTATTCATTGTTTAACCTGTGTGTTGGATTTTCAGTCTACTGCGGAAGCAGTTCAGCACATCAGGATGCATCAAAAAAGGGGGGATATCGTTCCCCCGGAAACAGCCGCCTTTTTTGAGGCGCAAGGACACTTTGAATTTATGAGATAATGGCCGCATCAGCTAACGGTTAGGCTATCAGGTTTTCACCCTGACAATCGTGGGTTCGATTCCCCGTGCGGTCACCAACTTTAAAAGGAGCAGTCATGAAATGTCCGGCTTGTGGTTATCATGCAGTATGGTATAATAGTGATTACGAACGCCACGAATGTAATGACTGTGGTTGGCATAATTAAGCGGGTGTGGCCGAACGGCATAGGCGCTGGTCTTAGGAACCAGATTTTGTAGGTTCGACTCCTACCACCCGTACCATTTTAAAAAGGAGGTTCATGTGAAGTACGTATCGTTGGATATTGAGACTACCGGGCTTGACACGAAGTTGCATTCAGTTCTTTCCATCGGGGCCGTAATCGATGACCTTCAAAAGCCAGAGATTCCAGTGGAAGACCTTCCCCGAATACACATCCTTATACATTATGAGGAAATCACAGGAAGCCCAACGGCATTGGCTATGAACGCCGATCTCATCAAGCGTATTGAGAGACTGTCCAGATGGCATAACGAAGGTAGACTGGATGATTACCTTGAGGATTTTGAACAGTTCGTGAAAAGTCCTAAACAAGCTGGGGAAAACCTGAAGCAGTGGTTGGCTATAAATCTACGACTTCCCTTGCCAGTGACGAACCCTAACCCCATTCCGATTATAGGAAAGAATGTGGGAACATTTGATGTTCCGTTTTTGGTCAATCAGTGTAACGTTTCCCGGAGCACGTGGCATAGACGTGTCATGGACCCCACGACTCTCTGGATAGAGCCCACGGATGAAGTACCGCCGTCTCTGTTAGATTGTATGAAGAGAGCGGAGATTAAAGCTGGGACAATCCATGACGCCATTGAAGATGCGTGGAATACCATCCGGGTATTCCGGGCGGGACTGGCAAGGTTGAAGTAATGGGTATAGAAATTTGGAATGATAATTGGGATGTTGGCCGTGTTCGTGGATGTATTGAGACCCGGACATATAGGAATGGTAACAGGGATGACCTGATGGACACTTATCTGGATGGGACGGTGATTACTCCACACGGATACGTAGAGGTCATGGCCTATACTTACCCAAATTTCTCAGTGACCCGATTGGACTTTATCTGGAAAGGCCGGATGTATTCCCGGTCATTTCGGAGTAAGAGATACAGCAAGAGGTATTGCGTGACCCTTGCGAAAAAATTTGCGGAAGATGTTGTAGAAGGTAGCATCCATGGGGATAATGGGCCTTGAAAGCCTTGCCGGGGTTACACCCGAAGGTTCGATTCCTTTACCTTCTTCCACCTTTAACTGGAGGTAGTTTGAAATGAAGAAATTGATGGTGTGGGTATTATTATTGGTTATGGTGATGTTTACAAGTCCAGCGATTGCTGGAGAAATCGATTTGAACTGGGCAGAAGTTACAACAAATTGTAACGAAACCCTTATCGGTGATTTGGCTGGTTATATTGTGTGGTGGGGAGTATCACCCCGGCCACCAATGTCATCACCAGTGCAAATGCCAACAGGTGAAACTGGAGGGTGTGATTATTCTGGATATACTGTCTGGCAATATGATAACTTTGTTGCGCCAGTGGGGACCGGAGCCACGTATACATTGACCGTTCCAGAATCTGAAGTGGAAACGTATTATTATGTTGCGGTGACGGCTATTGATACTTATGGAAACCAATCCATATATTCTCCAGAACTTTTTGTCGCCATCCCTCCTACGATGGTTCCCCCGTCAAACCCGGCGTCTCTAACGGGTGTGGTTCGATAGGCTGGTTCGGGTATGTAGTCGGAGCGGGGGGTTTACCGGTATTCCGGCGCAAAAAGAAAGGAAAGGAAAATGCCGTACATTGAGCCTCAACTTCGGATCAAGATTGATGAAACGATAGATGAGCTTGCCCGTCTTATCAACGGTCCCGGTCTTCTGAATTATGCTATGACCCGGCTCTGGCATAGACTTCTCAAGGACGGTTCTGTCAGATATACACATCTCCGGAACATTATCGGAGATGTGGTTATGGCCATGTTGGAACTTTATCGGATGGTGGCCGCTCCGTATGAAGACCAGAAAGGCACGGAAAACGGCTTTATTGGTCTATTGGATGATGAGCATGGTAACTTTACTGGGTAATAATATTTGTACACAATGCAGGGGACCAATAGGGAACGAAAGGCATTGGTATAGTATTATTGAGCGCTATCTTGTTGAAGAGCGTGATCCTCTTCCAGTATTTTGCTCTGAGTCTTGCATCCACAAATGGTGTCTGCTTCGGATACCAGATTTTTTAACATGGTTGGAGGTAAGAGAGACGGGGGTGGTGTTGAGTTGAAACATCTGATATACACCTGTGTACATTGTGAGAAAGAGGTAGTCACCCCCGAACCAGTAATTTCACTTCGGGGTGGCGAAGGATGGGAATGTCCTGCATGTGGAGGAATTACTATCGTTCAGTTGAACCCGATGAGGTGAATCATGATGGATGATAAAATGGAATATGAGGGAATGATAGCAGAGATGAATGCCGGGAAGGTGTTGAGACCACGCACATATGCGGATGAGGCTTGGAATCAAGCCATTGAACGTTCAGTGGGCATTGTTAAACGGTACGAAAAAGGAACCGGTTTGTTCCAACAGAAAACGGAGGCCCCCGATGGGGATGTATGACAACATACTGGTAGAAGAGGGTGTACCTCTTCCAGAGTTTCCGAAAGATGCACAACGAACTTTCCAGACGAAAAGTTTGGATAATCTCCTGACTTTACATCGGATAACCAAGTCCGGACGACTCATGGAAAAGATAGCATGTTCAATTGGATTTAAGTGGCATGACACTGAATATCATGGTATTATTCGATTTTATACCAATCATGATGTTAAATGGTATGAATACGCCGCCAGATTCACTGATGGTCAATTGGTGTGTATGGATAAATTGGTTCTTCAAGATTGTGCTTATTGAGGAAGGGTGGCTGAGTGGTCTAAAGCACTAGGTTGCTAACTTAGAGAGGGTAACACCTCCGTGGGTCCGAATCCCACTCCTTCCTCCAGTTTTGCGCCTATAGCCTAATGGAAAAGGCGGGAGGTTTCTACCCTTCTAAATCGGGGTTCGAATCCCTGTAGGCGCTCCATTGGCCCGTAGCTCAACCGGGGGAGCGTCCCGCTCATAACGGGAAGGGAGTAGGTTCAAGTCCTACCGGGCCAACCAAAAATTATGCGGAGTACCGTTCCCTTCGCCTTCAGCATTCCGGATGTAACTGAGGGTGACCATTAAACGGAAGGGTGGTGAAGTCGAGAGGTTCGATTCCTCCGGGATGCCGCACCATAAGGGTTGTAGGTCATGGTGACCAAACGGCCTCCAAAGCCGTAGGAGAGGGTTCGATTCCTTCACTTCCCGCCAGATATAAGGAGGCAGAATGAAAAAGTTCGGTGGGCTTCTTTACAATATTTATTATGGCAGACCTAAGATCAGTATTTGTAATTGTGATTGTAAACGTTGTAGAGACACTGGGGTTAAATATATGCCTTCAGATAGTACCTTTGAATTTTGTGATTATTGCGATAAAGGACCGTTGATTAAAAGAGTTATAAAGGAGACACGCAATGCCTAACTGTACTTCATGTGGTCAACCGATTCCAGAGGGTCAGGGTAGTTCCTGTTCCATGTGTTACGGAGATGTAGCGCATGGAACAGATGGATATTATCAGGATTATATGGATAGGTGCCGGGAACAGGAACAGGAACAGGAGTGAGATATTGGGTTGTCAGTATTGTGGAGCTAAAATAATAATTAAAGATGGGACATTTCTTGGGTTTACAAAACTCAGAGTGCCTGTGTTAACCGCTGTTTGTACAAAGGGGCATAAGTTACAAATACAGTTACAAGTAATAAACAATATGAGAATGATTAAAGCTGAATCATTCCCACCAAAACATGGGGAGTGGTTTAAAAACAAAACATTATTTCTTGGGTGTCCTATTTGTTTAAAGTTAATATCTATTGGTGATACTCATTTGATTGATAATAAGGGTAAAGTTACGCCCAGTATAATCTGTCCTCATGGGTGTGGCTGGCACACATTTATAACTTTAGATGGGTATGAGATAACAGAGAGTGAAAAATGAGATTCAATGAGGCTGTCCAAGAGTTCAATGACTGGATGATAACCATTCCAAAGAAGGTAAATTGGGATGAGTATATTCAGGAACTGGAAGACGCTCATGCCAACGGGGATGTTGCCAACTTCCGTGTTGCGAATTTCCCGAAGAAAATGCGGCCGGGGGATAAGTGTTATATCGTTCATGATGGAGAGATGAAGGGATGGACAGAGGTCAAGGCTATGAAACATTGGCCAGAAGGTTTTGAATGTTCTTCTACTGGACAGGAGTGGCCGCCGGGGAAATATATTCAACGATCCTGTGAATTCCATGCGATTGATTCTCCACCGAAAATAACTGGGTTTCAAGGAGTCAGGAGAAAAACTGATGGGATGGGGTAATTGTGGGATCGATTCACAGGGCAGGATGATTGGTTACAGCTTTACAGCTATCTGTGACCACCCTGACTGTGAAAAGGTGATAGATAGGGGTCTAGCCTACGTCTGCGGAGATATGCACGGAGAGGACATCTATTCGTGTGAGAAGTATTACTGTGATGATCACAGGAGGGTTTACGTAGAAGATAACGAGTCTGATATTTGTTATCTGGTATGTGATGACTGTGAAGAGGGATTCAAGGATGTACATTCCGGGATGGAGTGGGATGATATGGAGGGGTGTTGGCGGCCAGAAGGAAGCAAATCATGTGGTTGTAAAGAAGACTGTCCCATGGAATGTAAAGGGGAATGCGGCTGTAAGAATTGTAGAAGGAAGTGGGCAATGTTTCAGGCTACCAGAGGATAAGGAGTTATCATGACATTAACAACAGACCCGAATGATCCACGGTTGAAAAAAGGTGTGGGTTCTGAAGAAGGTGGACAAGACGAAGTTCATTTGGTCTTATCCAAAAAAGAAAGAGCCAAGGGTTTTATTCGCCCTTTGCGTCATTCATATATTCATTCTGGAAAACAACCAAAATATTCTCTTCGTGATCTTGATGAGGATGAATTGGAACGACACAAAGGATGTGGGTATGTTAAATATGAAGAATACCCTGAAAGTGAATCCCCGATTTGTGGAAGGTTCTGGACACAAAAAGGCTTGGATAAGATGAATGGATGTGGTACTATAACAAAAATGACCTCAGAACTTGCCGAAACTCATGCAAGAGACCCTAAATTTTATGGGGGCACTTATTGTGTGGGGTGTCAAGAATATTTATCAGTAGAAGAATTTAAGTGGCTGGATGGTGAAGGGATGGGAACATAATATGAACAAATCATGTGAATGTTGTGAAAAGGTATTAGGGCTTTGGTATCGTCAGGAATTAAATGTGTGGTTATGTTATCGATGTTTTATGATAACTCGTGTTGCTCCTATAACATATAAGGATTTATTGTGGGCTATCGATCAACTTCATACTCACCCAATGATGGAAAACAGTTATAATATTCCACGGGATCATGTGATTGTTGATAAAGATGAGTTTTTTAAAGTGAAATATCATGGGCGGTAGAAATGATTAACTTTATACAAATGGATGAAGACACTCAAGTAACTTTCATTCTTTTGGAAGAGGATGGGGTTTTTGCGGCACAGGGTCTTCAGAGAGATATTGTCGGACAAGGTGATACTCCTGAAGAAGCCTTTGAAGATTTTTCGAAAACATATGATGCTGAGATGAGGTTATTGGGAAGAGAACGTTTTTTGAAAATCCCCCCTGCTCCGGAGTATTATCAAAATTTGGCAAAGAAGGGGGTTGGGTTTGAGTGTATTCATAAAATTGATGAGAGATGATTTATTCGGTGGATATGTTATAATATATATGGGGGTATAGCTTAGTGGCAAAGCAGTGGGCTTTTAACCCTCTGACTGGAGTTCGATTCTCTGTGCCCCTACCAAATAATATCGGAGGTTTTGATGACCTTATTAGAGGCGGCAGAATCATTAAGCGACATCCTTCATGAAATTGAGGCTTCTGGGGTTGAATTAACTAAGAGCCAAGACTTGAGATGGTTTGATGCTTCGATGGTTATCAATACTGCCCATGCTACGAAAAACACAGTTTAGCGGGTATGGCCAAGCGGCTAAGGCGAGAGGCTTCCACCCTCTTATGCGAGAGTTCGAATCTCTCTATCCGCTCCATTTTTTATACAGCCATACAAGAATTTGTATTGATGTATACAAGTTCTTGTATGAAAATATACAAGCCTCCGTTGCGTAATGGAGAACGCATCTGGCTACGAACCAGACGGAATGCAAGTTCGAATCTTGCCGGGGGCTCCATTTTTGAAAGGATATGTTATGATAGGTAGACTAATAATGTTCGGAGTTTTAGGGGTTATGGTTTGGAAGGTTCCCATCATTCTGGCCATAGTGGTTCTGTTTTTCCTTGGGGTGAATCTTGCTCACGGTAAGTCTGAGTGGCCCAAGGATTATTACCGGAAATCAAAAGCACCCGTTACATGGAAGCAGAAAATTAATCCGTGGTGGTGGATGCTTAACGATGATGACCCTGTGTACGCCATTCCCGCCGATGGAACGCCAGTAAAAAATGACTGGTTCCATCCGACGTGGCCCCAGTGGTTTCGAAAAATTGCGTGGGGATGGAGGAACCCAACCTGTAATCTTGACAGGTACGTCCTTGGGTTCTGGGACAAACGGGATTGGTGGACAAGGGAACGAGGAGATAACCGGGGCTGGACAGGAGAGGATTGGAACGGGAAGGATACCATGTGGCCTCTACCCGGAGAACGGTGGGCTATCGCTCTTCCATTCATCAGTTTTCAAACCGCAAGGAACAAGAAGGGAAAGTATTGGGAGTTCTATCTGGGATGGAAACCGAACAGTGAATTTGCGTTAGGGTGCTTCAGGAGAAAGGGATAATGTCTAAACAAAAAATAATAGAAATGGAGGAAGTTCTTAGGGAGATTATTAATCGTCCTCAATGGTTGGGACAGTTGATAGCCGCTAAGTATTTAAGAGGGGAAGATTGGAAAAGTCATTCTGAGGAAATACAATTGAAAAACAAACCATTGGAGAAATCATAATGCATACAGTAGTTTATGGACCGGGACCAGATGGAGATTATGGTGCTAAACGGGCAGAACGGGCACGGCTGAAGCAAGTACGGTGGGATGGGTATTTCCTGCGTGTGGCCGATGCTGTGGGTAGTAATTCCCAGTGTCTCTCCCGGAAAATTGGAGCAGTGCTGACCCGTGACAAGTCCATTGTTTCAACTGGGTATAATGGTCCCCCAGTCGGAGTTCCAGTTTGTTCGGAACGGTATCATATTGACCCCATGGTTGAAAATAAGGTCTGTGAGATGGACTACGGTCCTGATCCAGATGATCTAATATGTCCCAGATACTTCTTTGGTTTCAAGTCCGGGGAAGGTCTTGAATACTGTGTAGCCGGACATGCTGAAAGAAATTCACTTATTCAAGCGGCTAAAAATGGTAGCGCAACTTTAGATACCACGATGTATATAAATTGCCCGGTTCCCTGTAAGGATTGTTTGATTGAGATCATCAACGCAGGGGTATCGGAGGTTGTCTGCACCACGATGGATTATTATGATGAAGCGTCCAAGTATTTGATCACGAATAGTGACTTGGCCGTCAGAACTTTCGAAAAGGAGGTAATGGAGGGGTGATATTACCCTATTTAGACATTTCATTACCCCATTAATGGTGGCCGTAACTCAATGGTAGAGTGTCCGGCTGTGACCCGGATGATTCCAGTTCAACTCTGGACGGTTACCCCAATTGGCTCAGTGGACCATTGGTAGGTCGCTTGCCTGTCGAGCAAGTGTATGAGGGTTCAATTCCCTTCTGAGTCGCCAAAATATAATGTCGCTTTTATAGGACATAAGCTATAGAATAGTTGCTTAATGCACAATAAAAGTATCATTATGCGCCTCTATGCTAATTGGCAATCGCAAACAGACTTAAAATCTGTTGACTCCCGGTTCGACTCCGGGGAGGCGTACCATAAGGGGGTGTGGCCCAACGGCAGAGGCATTGGGTTCAAAACTCAAGAGTTGCTGGTTCGAATCCAGCCACCCCTACCACTTGACAATAATTGCTGTAAGACCTAGTTTTACTGGTACTTACTGCGAATGATGTCAAAAGATAATGAGTAACATATTAACCATTAACTGCTATAATGGTTAATATATGATCCAAAAGGACAGATTATGATGTTATATCCAAAAATGACAATCCCTTTATTAAACCACAGATTTCCACCGTTGTTGGTTGGACCACACCCAAACTTTACTGGAGAGGTTCAAAGGAATTGTCGAAACGGGTTTTCATATTTGTTAATAAGGTTGACACACCAAACATATTTTATGTTGGTGCAATAATGGGACTGTAGCTCAAACGGTAGAGCGCCTGATTGAAGATCAGGGCGTAGTTGGTTCAATACCAGCCAGTCCCACCAAACGAGTCTGTAGCTCAGTGGGAGAGCATCTGGTTTACACCCAGAATGCCGTAGGTTCAAGCCCTACCAGACTCACCAAATATAAGGAATTCACATGGAATTCATTGGAACGGTTAAGTTCAATACTGAAGTCTTTGACAAGACACAGAAAACCATCTATAATATGGATATTAAGGAAGAACTGTTTTTTATAATGATGAATGAACTAGGTGAACAGATAAAGGTTTGGATTGAAGAACAGTATGGTGAGGAAATGAAATACAAATTCGGTATCCAAGAATGTGGGTGTTGGGGTTTTTATCCCCACTCATGTTGGAAGAACAGTCGCCCGGTGTAGCTAAGCGGCTTAGCACCGTCCCGATAAGGCGGGGCACATTGGTTCGAATCCAATCACCGGGACCATATAATTCACAGGAGGTTGTTATGAAAAAGTTGAGTATTATCCTGTTAGTATTGGCCTTTTCTTTGGTCTTCGCTGTTCCGGTCATAGCCAATACCCCGGAATCGGGAGAGACTGTCGAAACTCTTCAGTATACTAAAGATAATTACCGGGATGCATACGCCGGGTTAATTACGGATTATACTGATCAAGAAGTGGGGGTGGGAGCCGTTCTTATAGATCAAAGTCAGATTGACATTATAACCGAATCAGAGGTTATTGAATTAGTATGGGCTTACGAATGGAAAGAGGGGTTTGGGCGGATAATTCATTATACAGGTATGACTGGGAGAACTCCTGTTCTGGTGCTTATCGTTCAAAGCTTAGAAGAATTGCATTATGTTTATGCGGCTCATGAAGCTACGAGGTTTCTTAATATGTGGTTAGAAATTCGATTCATTACGCCGGGAATATTTGAATGATTGACCCGTCAACCCTTATGATAGTGACCATTGGTCTCCCCCGGAGCGGTAAATCCACATGGGCCAAAAAGATGGCCAAGGAAAAAGGATACGCTATCGTCAACCCGGACGCTATCCGGTTGGCCCTTCACGGTCAAGCTTTTTATGGGGATGCTGAACCTATGGTGTGGGGTATCGCCCAGACTATGACCCGTGCCCTGTATGAAGCTGGACACCGGGGAGTTATTATCGATGCTACTAACACCACAGAGAAGCGCCGGATCATGTGGCGTATGATGCACCCTCGGATTATCTGGGCGGTCTTTGATGTGCCTTTGGAGGTTTGTATTGCACGGGCCAAGGAAGGTGATAACTCCGATCTTTTTGATATCATTATGAGGATGCACAAAGCCATGGAACCTCTGAGGGATGAGGATCAGGCATCTTTTATTGATCAAACGGGGAATAGGTTGAAACATGAACCATCGGGGTGGAGAAAGAGTCCAGACTTTCAAGAAGGATCAACGGTATGATAAAAGTTTTTTTGATGGATGGGAATGCTCCCATATCCACTTTTCATCTATCCGTTTTACCGAAATCGGGAGAACGGCTTCTCGTGAACATCAAAGGTATCATTCGGAAGTATGAGGTAGAGCGGCTAGAATTTTACGTCCAACCCGGCGAACCAGAAAATTCGCATATTAAGTTATACTGTTTTGAGGTTGATTTATGACTGGAGAAAAGACTCTTCAAATAAAAGAAGTGACCCACGATTTGACTATTCACGAACAGGCAATGATTTTGGCGGTCTCTCATCTTGTTCCGATACAACGGGGAATTGTTGTGATGGTGGGTGTATATCCGTTTGTTGTCTGGAATAACGGGACTCACATCCTTGTTCTTAAATGGGATGGACCGGATAAACACCCATCTCCCGGCACTATAGTTGACATGCAAGATCAAAATACGGAACTATTAGAAAGTCTTAATGTTCCAAAGGGAGCGATGTTGAACTAATGAGGGGGTGGTTGAAATTAAACCATCTTCTGATGAAATTTCACCCAAAACATGATTTTCACCGGATGGTGAAAAGGAGGATTAAGAATGAAATGTTATAAAGAATTGTGGGATGAGATTTTTTATGAATATATAACACAAACCCCTCATAACACGCTTGCTCATAAAAGCGATGCTGAGCGTTTGGAGGATCGCATTGGAATTTTTCTTTCCCGTCTTGATGAAAAGGAAATAAATGAAAATGGACTGTGATGGGTCTAAAAAATGTAAAGGTAAAAAACTTGGGGGGCATTGGGGAGATTGTCCGGCTTCTCCTGTAAGTGTGGGGGAAGAGATTATCGTGATAGACCCGGCGGTGGCTGATAAAGACATTACCACATATTCCATTCCTGTTCCACAATGTGATCTATGTGGATTTACCCCAGCGGCCATGCAGATAGAAGAAGATATCCCACAGAATCCGAGTGATATTACAGAAGCGCCGTCTATCACTCGTTACTGTCTGGCCTGTTATAGTGGTCGGAAGATGATACACGAATTGGTCAAGAAAATTTTCCACCATAAATTGCAACCATCAAGGGATACTATGGTGGAAATGGAAAAGACTGTTGGAGAGATTGTCTCGATGAGTAGAAAGGTATTTCTCTCCTACGAAGATAAATAGTTGTAGAAGGTATATATGGGGCGGCCAGCGGGACTGGATCGCTGATTTGCACTCAGAGGAACTAGGGTTCAATTCCCTATCGCTCCACCAATTATTTTTGGAGACGTAGATGGCGTTTTTAATGAACCAGAAAGCGAAATGTCCAGAATGCAAAACGACCTATGAGGTTTTTCGGGTAAGACAGGATGAACCCATTATAGAACCTTGTGGCCCGTGCGCTGTGGAAAAAATGGCTGAATTGTTTTTCAGACAGCCAGAGCAAATTGAGTTTGAATTCGCTTTCTCACATAAGAAAGTCCTGCGTTTTGGGCTGGGGTCGTTGCTTAAAGCATAAGACGTACACCCTTAACGTAGGCATCCTTTACTACTGGGGCCAATCTAGCATAGTAACTCCTGTGGGTTAGGAGTTACTATGCACAATCTATTCACATTTCTATTCGTAAATATGTCGGAGTATAGCTGAGACTGGTTTAGCGCATGGTTTGGGGCCATGGGACGGAGGTTCGAATCCTCCTACTCCGACCACTTTTCTATTCAAAATCTATTCACGTTTCTTATATATATTTCTCCTTGACACTATCCCTTAATGTGTTACATTATAGATGTTGAAAGGAGATAGTATAATGAGCAAAGACGAGGCTACGTTGGCGGTGTTTTATATGACTGAAGATATCAGGCATAGGGCTGAAACTGAAGCTGGTCATTATGAGCCTTATTGTTTAACTGATAGGAAGTATCCATTCCTTGAACCAGAACAAGAGATCGCTTATAAATGGCAGACAGGACGGTTTGGTGGTTTTTGGATGGCTTTTTTTGATAACGTCCATCGGGCAGATAGTGGAAATCTTATGCGGTTGTTCAAAACGTTTCCAGTAGAAACATCTGCAATCAGATTATTTTATACTGTTCCCGGTTGGTACGAAGAGGTAGAGAAACTGGTTGAGGAATTTAAAGACAAATAAGGGAGGTTTATCATGGCTAGATTAACATGTTGCTGTTGTGGGGCTGACCTTGGGTTCGATGATTCAGACCCTTATGCTGACCCGGATTGCATGGAATGTTTACGCCGAGAAGATGAGGCACATGATGAAAGGGAAGACCTTTCGGTAGAAGAGGAACTGGATGTCGTTGGTGGCGTCTGAATGAATTTATGAACCTCTTACCTTTCATAATTTTTCCGGCGGAAGAGGACGCCACGTGTTATGTTTGCCGAAAAGATTTTCCGGCTGATAAAATATATCTTTGTGGTCCTGACCATTATCCATATGACGGAAACTCAAACATGATTTGTGAGGATCATATTGACCCCGAAGCGGAAATCGTGATACTGGAAGATAAAGAAATTCCGTTATTTGGTTATGTCTGTCCTCACTGCAAAAAAACGTTTCCAGCATTTTATAAAAATAAAGGAATAGGGAGAATAGTGGGATATTGGGGAAACGGTCAGCGATACAATTTTCGGGGACCAGTGGCAAATTTTAATCGCCATGTTAAAGCATGTTCAAAGAAGGAGTAACCATGTGGGAAGCTGAAGAGAATATCCAAGACCTTGAGGTTGGGGATAAGGTGACGATCCACGATCACTACCACGGCCCTACCAGACTTACAAAAGTGGTCCGTCTTACGAAGGCCATGATTGTGACCATAAAGGATGGCCGGGAAGAGAAATGGTCTCGCAAGACTGGTAGAAATTATGGTCAGGATTCCAACACGTGGTATACTGGACAGACTATTGCGGCCACGATGGATGATGATCATTATGCTCTTATTCGCCGTATCCTAAAAACTCATTGTCCTCATATTAAATGGAAAGAGGTGACGGAGGCCACCTTGATAGAATTTTGGGGCTTTTACAAGTTGCTTCCACGGAAGGAGTAATTATGAAAATGTGGCCGTTGAAGCATCTTAATTATGAGCGTTGTCCAATCTGCGGCGCAGAGGTACAGGGGTTGTATGTATCTTCTACCCATTGCTCTGGCGAACAGTTTGAACATGTCAAGTTTAAGTGTGGTGCCAAAATAAAATATGTACCAAACTTCAAACGAGAAGAAATTGAAACTCAGTGTTCCAAACATCCAGACGAGGTGGAGAAGTTAGTGCGGGATAAGGAAGCTCTGGAGAGTATTCTGAAAAGGGTCAACAAGAGTGCCCTGTCCGCTCACCGTAAGGAGGGTCTAAGGAGGCATATTGAATTCTTGATACCAAAGGAGTGGTAAGATGGCTTTATCAAATTGGGCAACAGTAGCTTTTGATCATAAAGGACAGTCCGGTGTGGGTTGGATTAAGAATCCTCGTGGAACAGTTTTGCGTATCTACAAGAATTGGGTCTACCTGTCCAATAAGAAGATGTGGACTGAAGGCATGGATTATATACACCCGACTATCGCCCACATCAATGCGGGTGATCTGACTGTCGGTGGATTTGAAATTCATGCTAAACGTGGCCCTCAGAATACCATCTTCGTAGTGGGGAGTTATCGGTATGGCCGGGGATACAATAGACGGTTCTTCGGAGGTATCGGTGGGAACCCGTGGCGTGATATAGTAGCTGACGTGCTGAAGGAACACGGCATTGTCGATGACGGGGAAGATATATGGTGTGACACGTGGGAGATTGACCCAGACGGTGATGAGATTCGTTCAGTGGTGAGCGCCCGGACCCAAAAGGCTCTTACCTATCACCGGGAAAGAGAACACGGCAAGTACGATATCTCCAAGGATTATCTGGGGATCACCAAAAGGACATTCCAAGAGTTTTGTGTCTGGTTGGGACACCTTGATTTGATACATGATAAAAAGTATCAAGAGTGGTATAACACTATAACAAATTTGGACCCCGTGTGTTACAATCAGGGTGATGCATTTTTTGGTGGAGTGCTTGGAGTTGACATTCCAACGTCTCCAATAGGGGGAGTACAGGAAATTCCAATGTTGATTCAATTATTAATTTGATATAAATATTTACTTGGAGGTTTATCATGGCGTTCTGGATATGGTTGGCGCTTATCACTGGATTGCTGGCTGGCTGGGCTTCTGGGTACTCCATCGGGAATCAAGCTGGACAGATGGATGAACGCCGGAAATGGGAAGAGTGGTCTGAAAATCTAGCCAACCATTTCAGAGATGCTCAAGATGTTGGTTCTGAAAATTATATTAGAAACGAAAGGCCGGAGTAGCTTTAATTGGTAGAGCGCCGCACTTGTAATGCGGATGTTGCGGGTTCAAGTCCTGTCTCCGGCTCCATTTTATTTTGAGGTGATTATGAAAATTCCGTCATGGCTCCAGAAACAATTGACCTTCGTTCTGACAGAGGCTGGGGATGTGGTCCGGGCGTATAACACAGACGCCAAAGATTTGAAAGACAAGGTGGCACGTCTCCAGAAATCCCTTAGCTGGCTCTTGAAGAAATATCCTAAATACATATTCGATGATGAGGGCGTGAAGTGGTTCGTCACTACCATCGGCTATAAACCCGTATACATTCTTTATGGTCCCCGCAAAGGAGAATGTGTTGGAACACTGTTGATGGATCAGCGAACTCCGGGATATTTTGATACGGAAGCAGATGCTATTGAGTGTGTTCTGGGGAACCATATGGATATCTTTGAATACAGTTATGTTTATGCCATTATCGAACCGTTTGGTTCCGGACTCTACCCGAATGAGTCTTATAAACGGGAGAGATTCTTCTGGTGGTACGCTGGGAAGTATATGGAAATTGGCCGACCCCATTGGGCCAAACAAACGGTGAATTGGGGAATGGGATGACAACTAACACTGATAAAAGATTAGGGGTGAAGAAACATAAGGATTGGTGTTGCTATTGGGGGTTCGGTCGGGATACAACGATGTGCTGTTGTTTTGAGTGTACCTGTAATGATGATTGTAGTTACGCTTGTGCTGGGGAATGTGGTTGTAAAAGTTGCCACGTTTCAATGACTATACAGGAGTGTTACCGTGACATTAAAAATAGAAAGACGTAGCTTTCTAAAGACTTTGGGCGCTGGTTTTGCGTTAATGGCTGTCAGTCCTACCAAATTGTTGGCTATGCTCCCGAAACCAAATTCGGGACCATTCGTTTTTATCAGTGATTGGCATTACGGAATTGATAGTATAGATATGGAATTTCATTTGAGAAAAATTCTAACAACGGAATTTGGTGAACGAATTGACCAAGACCTTTTAATGACAATGGGAGACACATTTCATGAAACGCTTTTTTCGAAGAATGCGGTCACGGATTAGAGATTTTAAATTCAATATCAAGATACGACTCCAAAGAAAATTTCGGGGTTATTCTGATGATGAGGTTTGGGACTTGGGGTATTCCACTTTGTACTGGATGCTTCCTCGGCTCAAGGCGTATCGTAAAAATTTAATGGGCCATCCAATGCCTCTTACCTCTAATCAATGGGAAGCATACGTTGATAAACTCATTGCGGCCATTGAATTGCTGGCGGCGGACAGGGATGGAACCCTTCCTCCAGATGAGTTTGGCCAACCCCGTTATGGCCTGAACGTGGAAGAGTATGAACAGATTGATGAAGCCCTCAGATTGCTGGGCTTTTGGATACTTGCGATCTGGGATTGACATTACTCCAACGTTCTGGTACATTATTCAAATACGCTTCAAATGAGAAAGGATAGGTTTGTGGTAGAGAAGATCGACGGAACTTATATTTCTTCGTCTTTTAGAGGAAACCGCAGAAGCTCACTCATCGTTTCTTATTACACTAAGAACGGTGAACGGCGTTACAAAGAATACAAAATCCCCGAAGATTTCAAACCCCGATTAGGGTGGGCTTTCCACGGAGAGTCTGAGTGGAAGTCTTTGAACGGCACTCCCGTATACCTTCAGGAATTCAATTCCATTAACGAATATTATGAAGCGGCTCCTTATGGGGATATCCATAATCCCAACAAGTTGTCACCCCTCCACGATATTGCTATCCCTACCCAGCTTATTGCTGAGGTGTTCCCAAGGAGTGAGCGTTCATTCACATGTCCTTTTATCCGAGTGGGGGTATTAGATATTGAGGTTGATACCATGGGTGGATTTGCGAAACCCGACAACCCCTTCCAACCTATCGTAGCCTTGACCTATTACGATGTTGCTAGAGATAAAAAGTATGTTTTCTCAGCACCTCCAGATGGTCAGTCGGATTATGTTCCACATGAGCCCAACGTGCGGTACTTCAACTGTTCTGGGCCGGATGGAAAACTGAACGAAGCGTTCCTTATTAAATCATTCATCGACGTGTTTTCTGGGGAAGGTGGTAAGGACTATCCGGATGTCTTAACAGGGTGGTTCTCATTCGGGTTTGATATCCCATACTTCATCAATCGTATCAAATATCTGGCGAAGTACGGTCAAATTGAAGAGAAAATAATGTACAAACTATCTCCCTTCAGAACTATCCGAGAAAAACGGGTTATTGCTGATTCAGGATTGAGGCATCAAGATGTTGAAGGTTACACTATTACTGGCGTGGCTCACCTTGATTATATTGAATTGTATAGGAAGTTCCAACCGGGGGGCCGGGAGAGTTTTACATTAGATTACATTTCCAAGTACGAATTGGGTAAAGAGAAAGTTGACTACCGGGATAAGTATGGTGACCTTGCCACCCTTTACCGTCAGAATTTTCAATTGTTCGTTGAGTACAACATTTATGACGCCGATCTTGTTAAGATGTTGGATGACAAACTTCAGCTTATCCAACTGGGAGCCACCATTTCTTACATGGCCGGACTGGGGGATTTTGAACAGGTGTTGGGCACCTTGCGTATCTGGGAAGCTTATCTATATAATATTCTGAACGAACGGAAGATTGCCACACCAACCCGTGAGACTAAGCGGTGGACTCCTTACCCCGGAGCGTTCGTGAAGGAACCTATCAAGGGGTTGGATGAATGGGTTATCAGCTTTGACGTGGCATCGGAATATCCAACATGTCTTATCAGCAACAACATTTCCCCGGAACGGAAAATAAACGAAAATGAACTCCCGGAAGCTTTACAGGCATTGTCAGATAATGTAACCGTGGATGGGTTAGTCAACGGGTTGGTAGATACCTCTATCCTTGAGGAGTACCCGGATTATAATCTATGTGTGGCGTGGCAGGAGGATCAAACTGTAGAAGCTGGCGGCCGAGAGTATGGTCAATTTTACTACCGGGACGGCGGAACTCTTGGATTCATTCCCGAAGTGGTCAAGGATATCTTTGAACAAAGAAAAACCACTCAAAAAGAGATGAGAACACTTGAACAGCAACTTGATGATGAGATGACTGGTGGGGGGCATATTGATGAATATCGTTATTTGGAGGATGAAATAGCCGCTAAGGACCAGATACAGTATGCTCTCAAGATTCTCCTGAACTCCCTGTACGGAGCCTATGCTAACAAGTTCTTCCCCTATTATGACGTGGCGCTGGCTTCATCCATCACACTGACATCCCAATTTTATATCAAATCAGTGGAGAAGGCTATTAGTGAGTACCTGACACTCGCATTTGGGCCTCTGGAGACGTTTACTGCTGAGGGGGTGCCCGTGGTACACCCTTATATCAAAATGATTGATACAGACAGCGTGTACGTCCGTCTGGGGACTGTGGTGACTCAGCGGTTCCCTGATGGGGGCTCACAAGAAGAAATCGTCCGATTCTTAAATAGACTTAGTGAACAGGTATTATTACCTGTCATTGAAAAGGCATTCCATGATTGTGCTGTAAAGTTGAACTCCAGTGTCAATTACATGTCTATGGGCCGAGAGAAAATTTGTGGTGGGGTCATTGCGCTGGCTAAAAAGAAATATGCTTATATGGTGTTGGATGATGAGGGTAAAGATTACACTAAGAACCCCAAGATTGATCAGACCGGAATTCAGGTGGTACGGTCAGATAGCCCACAAGTTATTCGGGACTGGCTCAAGGAATCACTGCGGATGGCATTCCTTGAAGACAATGATACACTTATTGATTTTATCAGGGAAAAGAAGAAGGAGTTTTTCACGTTACCGTTTGAGGCCGTGGCATTCCCCAAAGGAGTCAATACGTATGATAAATATCGTGATACTAAGATAATAACCGTTCCCGGTCTGGACGGAGAAATGGTCAAAGTGTTGGCAGACAAAGAGCATGATGAACTGAAAGGATTGCCTATTCAAGTCCGAGCGTCTATGGTTTATAATCAAGCTGTAAAGAAGTATGGTTTGGAAAATAAATATCCATTCATCGCTGAAGGAGAGAAAATTAAATTTGCCTACATGATTGAGCCTAATGTTTTACGTTCTAATGTGATCGGTATCAGTACGAAGTTTCCACATGAATGGAAGGATATTATCCAAGTGGATTATGGTCTTCAGTGGAAGAAAGCGTTTATCAATCCATTAAAGGATATTCTTGATACAATAGGATGGACTACGGAAAGAGTTGTCACGATTTGGGATATGATAAATAATTGATATAAATACTTAAAATGGCGGGAGCGAGAATGCAATCATCAGAAATGGTTCACTTGGTTCAGGGTATAGATTTTCTGTGTGAATTAGGGGATTATCGGGAAATAGAAAACGGGGGAGAGGTAATTGACCTACCCCCAACCAACGTGTTGACTATTATGATGGTGGAAATGATTACAGGAGGGGAGTGGCAAACAGTTGATCATATGATAGATGATCTAATGTCTTATTACGATATTGAAACTGCCAGACCTTTTTGGAAAGCACTAGAAGGAACCCAATTTTGTAAAAAGGATTATAATAATCCAGTGGTTGGATTTATCAACGGCGTTCCTTTAAAACGGACATCATTGATTAATTATACAAAGAAAATTTTAGAGAAGGTGTTTCAGAGAAGTATGAAAAGGGGTCTTGATCCGTTAGATGTTGTGCAGGGGCTGGCGTTGGCACTTAATACGGATGTTGAAGACATTATTGATAAAATTAAAAAGATTGTACATTATTACATCAATAAGATGGATAAAGGAGAAATACGATATGAGCAATAAAACTCCAAAAGAGGTTATGCTGGAAAGCTTCGAAGCAGAGGAATTGGCCGAGAAGGAAACCATGAATCGATTGGAAGAGGCCAGAGAAACCATTGAAGAGGATAAGGGTAATAAGAATGCCATTGTTCATGATGCTGATGGCAAGAAGCTGGGGAATCTGGGCAACCAGATCGACTGGGCGGCTTTTGATGATTATGAGGGGCTTGGCCCCACAAAGAAAATCAAAGGCAAGGAGATGTTTGTGGTGCCCGGAAAACTCTTCACCCACATCCCGGCCGTCAAAGGTGTAAAAACCGTTTATGTGTCCGTGTAAAATTTTCACTTGACAACAGTTCAAAAATGATTATACTTGAATTGTAAGTGGTTGAGAGAAACAAATTTATTTTGAGTCAAGTGAAAGGAGGTTATATATGAGATAAACAAAATAACCTGTTAATATAAAAAAATAAGACAATCTAAAAAGAAATGAAAGACCAAAAAGGGAGCCTGTACATACAGGCTCCCTTTTTGCATGTTTTTACTTGACATTCTCTGAATAAGAGGTATATTTCTATACAAAGGAGGTGTTTAATATGACTGACACCGAATATCAAAAGTACGTAGATGAGCTTTGGGTGATGTTGGATAAAGAACTGGTACACGAAAAGACGGCCATTGGTAAAGCCAAGTTGGTTTTTTTGATATTGGATGGTGTGACCGTCGAAGACCTTATGAGGGCTGGCATTGATCTTGGCCGTGCTCGTACACTTATCTTTCAAAACTTCCTTACCAACAAATTCATTCGTCGGGTTGAGCGCCGGGTGTATGAGGTAACCAAAAAAGGTGCGAAAGAATTCAGGAAACCACCCCGGAAGCGTGGACGCCCGACCAAGACTATCAAAGTTCCAGCGGGTCTCACGGTATCAACCCACACCAACCTTATGGATGCGCTTGCTGTAATGCGCCCCGTATTGAAGCGGATAGTAAAGCTTAATCCAACAACAGAACGTGAACCAATTCGATATCAAGCCAGATGTGCGCTTGTTGAAATTAACATGCTTATCGAAACACTTCAGTAAATTCGGCCTCTAACAGGGAGAGGGTTAGCCTTCTGTTTGGCCCTCTCCCAGCTTAAAATTATTTAATAACATTTCCTGTTGAATCATATATACTTAAGAGAGTATATATCATAGCCCTCTAAATTAGGGGGCTGTCCCTTATGAAACACAGGAGGTGTGCATGACTGTAACGCCAGAGCCTCACAAACGAAATGTTACAAATGGTAACCCATCTTATCAAGGACAGCGGGTTAGCAAGGAGCAACTCCACAAAAGAATATTGAAACTTAGAACTGAGGGATTGTCTTATGATAAAATTGCTATTCAGTTAAGAAGTGAAGGTTATCGAATCAGTAAAAATACTGTAAGATATGTTTGTTATGAAGCTTCTGGGGGTAGCCCCGATCCTAAACACAAATCAACCAAGAAGCAACGGTCTAAGAAAAGTGTGGATAAAGATTGGAAGGATAAAAAGAAACCCCTAAACGTGGATACCACTATTAAATTAGAGGGACACGACCCCGGAAAATGTCCAGAAGAGCTTTTGAATGAAATCATTGCGAAGCAGAAGAAGGAGGGGATTTTTGATATAGATAAACCCCCTATCAAAATTACGACTACTCATCCAGTGGGGCTTTGTGCAATTTCTGATCTTCATCTAGGGAGTTCTGGAGTTAATTATGAATATCTGAAAGAAGTTGTCGAACTTATTAATGACACACCCAACCTTTTCGTGGCTATTGGCGGAGACCTTATCGACAACTTCATCATTCAGAAATTGAACATTGCCACGGAGCAACGTGAGTTCAAGGTTGAAATGCAATACAAGTTTGTTGCTTATATTTTGGATATGTTGGCAGGGCGTGTGCTGTGGATGATTCGTGGTAACCATGAGGCATGGACAGAGCGCTATGCATTCGTGGACCAAATGGCAAAGTTCGCCACATGGAAGAATCTTCCGTATTACAAGGACGGGGGTATCGTCAAACTGGACATCAACGGAATTCGATACAAGGTTCACCACCGTCATAAGTTCTGGGGGATGTCTAAACTGAATAGGCACAATGCCGGGAAGCGGATGTATGATTTTGGACAAGAGCCTTATGACATTGGTATTCTTGAACATTTCCATGAAGGGAGCATAGAGAGCTTCCATAGGCATGATGAAAAGCGTATCTCTATCAATAGTGCTACCTTCAAAGAGAAAGACCCATATGCTGAATCTTTGGGATACTATCACACGGGTATTGAAATTCCTGTAGCAATAATGTATCCTAATCAGAAGAAATTAGCTGTCATTGATGACATGGACACGGCCGCACTTACTTTAAGGGCAATGGCGGAAATGGAATGGAATTAAAGAGTCGTAAAAGTTGTAACAAAAAATGCCAACCTGTGATATAAATAATTTAAAAGGAGGCTGTGAAATATCTCACAGCCTATCACAAGGAGGCGTATTATGTTAGAATTTCTCACAATGATGTCAGTCATCGCAATGATTTTTTGTGCGGCCACAGCATTCGTAGCGTTTATCTCCGGGGTGCTACTTAAAGTCGCACGAAAGATAGGGGAGATTATTAAGACATAATCCCCAAGGAGGTTCGTTTGAGCCTGTATGAATATGATGTAAAGCAGATTCAGGAAAAGTATCTCGGATACATGAATCTCAAGGGACTGAAGCGGCATCACTCCGGAAAATGGAATTTCCGTTGTCCACTTTGCGGGGATTCCAAGCGTAATATCAACAAGAAGCGTGGTTGGTTTGAACCGGACATGAGAGTTTTTTCATGTTTCAATTGTGATCAGAGGGGCATATCATTTGAGAAATTTATGGAAATAGTACAACCCACTTTGCTTCATCAATACAAACAAGAGATTGGAGCGGCGTGGCTGGAGGACCGAGAGAAGAATGGTCCCCAATTGCCGCCTGAAGTTCATATTCCAGAAGAGCAGATTGAGTTTGAAGAAAAAGTCAAGAAGTTTGAGATTGAGTTACCTAAAGGCACCGTACCTGTCTGGGAATTACCAGAAGATCACCCTGTCCGTGTATATTTGACCGATAGACTTATCACCATGGAGATGTGTAAAGATCATGGTGTTTCCTTCTGTATGGCTGAGAGAGGGGATTACCAACAACGAATGATCCTTCCTTTTGTTTGGAAGACGGAGAAGCGTATTTATGGATTCCAAGCTCGGAGGTTAGACGGTGATGGGTATCCAAAGTATCTGACCAAAGTGTTGGATGGTCATCCCAAAATCTGGAACATGTTCAATGTTAATCATGATGGTACTGAGGTTGTGTATGTGACAGAAGGTGTCATTGATGCTATGTTCTTATCTAATTCCATAGCATTGTGCGGTTCTGATTTTTCTGCTGAATATCAGAAGGCACTCAAGTCATGGAATTTTTGTTTTGTTTTCGACAACGATGAAACCGGCCGAAAGAAATCAATCAAGTTTGCTGAATTAGGATATAAGGTTTTTGTGTGGCCCCCAGATTGTCCGGCGAAAGATGTCAATATGGCTATTCAAATGGGGCTGAATATAGATTTTAAAACATCTTACAGGTCTTATAAGGGCGTTGAAGCAGTGGTGAGAATTAAACTAGGGAGGTAGTTATGAGTGAACAAGATGATATTTTGAATGAAATTTTTCCGAAGAGTGTTTATCTGTCTGGGTCCATTGAGCATAACGAAGATGGTCATGATTGGTGGGATGATATTACGGGGTTATTTGAAGCCGAAGGTTTCAAGACATTAGACCCCACCAAAGGACAGGAGGAACTGGAAGAACGGTGTAGTGCCGCTAGTGGCGACAAGACTTCTGTTCAGTATAAAGACGCTATTTATGAAATCGTAAACAAGGACATAATAATGACTTGTGTCGGCCACGGTTCTTTCGTCCGATATTGTGAGGGAGTCCGTAGGGGTGCTGGCACCCATGGGGAGATTACCCTTCATAGGGCCATAGGACTCCCGGTTGTGGTCTGGGCCAACGGGTACGACAAACAGGATATTCCGGGGTGGGTGTGGGGGTGTACTAATTATATTATCAACGATAAAGAGGCCGCTGTTCACACACTTATTGAATTAGTGAAGATAAATATTTCTTCAGACACGTATATGATAACATTGGCCATTCAAGAATTGATGAAAGGATTGATCGGTGAAACTGGACAAAAAAACCAAAAAAGAAATTAAAGAGGTTGTCGAGGAGGCTACTAAAGAAACGCTTTCTGGCACCCTTTCTAAAATGTTGGGGAATGAACCTAAAAAGACTACGGCTGTCAGGAAACCGGGAACGCCACGGTCAACTTCTATTATCACCCCACACGAGGCGAGACCTCCGAAAATTCCCAAACCCCCGGCTCCCGGCACCCGGAAACGTCGCCATCCTATGGCCATTAAAGGACAGATATTATTCTGGCGTGATACTGTTATTGAAGTAATTGGGTTAGCGATTGGTATTGCCGTCGTGGTTGGTTTATTTATCCTTATTATCAAATGGGGACAGTGGCTCTGGAGGGTTCTCTAATGCCCACATATCAATATAAATGTAATCATTGCAGTCGAGTGTTTGAAGTGGATAAAAAGATCAGTGAATTTGATCGGGAAGAGTGGTGTCCCAAGTGTGATAAAGATACCCGAATTCAGATTCAGTTAATACCGTTTCATTTGAAAGGTTCTGGGTGGGCTCACCAAGACCCCATGAAAAATGATTTGGAGGGTCGGGATGGATATGATGTTCTCCAGTCAGAGGTTGATCGTCACGCAGATCAGGCGAAAAGGACCGATGACCGGATTGCTGAAGGTATGGAAAAAACCGGATAATGAAATATCAGGTAGATAAATTATGTCTTGCTCAGACCCGACCAACGGTTTGTGTTTTGGGTGTTCAAGATAAATGTTGTGCTGTTTGCGATGAGCGCATTCAGTGTGAGCAAATGAATTCTAAAATTGGCTCACCACTTCCTTGTATTCCAGAGTTCGATGAGGGGTGTGAATTTATTAAATTGAAACGTCGTAGGATTCTGGATGATGATAATTAAACTTGACATTTACAAAAAAATGGGTATAATAGGAGAATAGCTAAAGGAGAATCAGTGTATCCAGAAGCGTTAACAAAGAAAAGTGTGGAGAAGGAAACCATCGAAGAAATGTTTCCGATAGTGGTTAATCATTTGTATGATTGGCCCAATCCACGTAAGCTGTTAGGCGTGGCGAGGAAAGTGGGAACCAAACATTATAGCACTAAAGGATTAGCTTCGGTGGTTTTAGTAATGGCAGTAAATGATGCTTTTGTGTTTTTGGTAAATACGGCAACGTGTCGTGGAGGGTGGCTCCCGTTGCAGTTATTTCATAAAAATTATGAAAAAATAACCCGAAAGGAAGCGCTGAGGCGTTTAACCATGCATGGCAAGGGAGGTAGTTATGGGAAGCGTAATTAAAAAACGTCGTAAAATGATGAGTAAACACAAGCATCGTAAACGGCTTAAAGGAAGTCGTCACAAAGCAGGGAAGAAGTAATGAATTACAAATTAAAGCCTTTTGGTACGGATGGATGCTCCGGAAATATGTCGTGGTTATGGTCCAGAATAGCCGCTATCAGGAATACTTTATCTCCGACTATCGTTAGATACTTCGGTAAATGGTCTTCACGTCTTCCTTGGTATGAAGATTGTGTTGAGCATGACAAGACCTATTGGCTGGGTGGCAATCGCATGTCTCGTCTCCGGGCGGACGCCAAGCTGATGGAAGCGGTGGCCCGGAAAGGATATCCAGTTATCGGAGTCTACATGTTCCTTGGTGTTCAGCTTGGTGGATATGGCTGGAGGGCTGAAATTGGTTATTGGCTCACGAGGATTGTCAACTGGAATGCTACCCGGTATAACTGGGGTTATGGTTTCGGTAAGGGATACAAGTATAAGCATTCCCAAGAAGTCTTCAGGAGGTTGCAAAATGGAGAGTATGCAACGGAAACGGGGTGTACGAAAATCACCACATTCCCCGAATGAGAGGAATCCTAATCCACACAACATGCCTCAATTTTTAGATTGGTATTACAGGAGATCGGAAGACGGGCGGTTGATATTGGAGACGGCCCCGTTCCTTGCGGAAACGGAAACAGAGATTCGGCCTGAGTTTGAAAAAGAAGAAGGCTTTTTCCGGTGGCTAACCCAAGATGATATCGATTCTATCAATAACCAATTTCAAAAAATGTTGATTGAAGCTCTTTCGAAAGAGGTGCCGGGTGAGACTGCTGGCGATAGCGGATAACCACTTCTACCACAAAGAAATCATCAAACATTGCAATAGACCATTTCAGGATTATGATGAGATGAACGCTCACATGATTAAGAAATGGAATGCCGTAGTCCAGTCGGAGGATCGTGTTATTATCGTGGGAGACTTCTTCTGGTCCAAGGCTGGAAAAGAAAAGTTTGATGATCTTCTAGCTGAATTGAACGGCGTCAAGGGACTTATCCTTGGCAACCACGATGGTTGGTCAAAGAGTTTTTATCTATCCAAGTTTACTTTCGTGGCCGACAGACTGGATTGGAATCAATTCATTTTTACCCACTACCCCCTCAAAAAAATTCCCCATGGCAAGATTAACATTCATGGTCACACCCACCAATATCACCAACGTTGTGGACGTGAAATAAAAGCTATAACAAAAAAGTGGGATTGTGATAGAGTGTGTGTATCTGTAGAAGCAATTGATTATGAACCCGTGGTAATTTGGAAGGGAAAATCCAATGTCAGCCAAACCACTTCTGGTACAACTTCTTGAATTCACCGAAGCTGAAGGCGAAGAACTAAAGCTTCGGTATAACGCCATATATATGACCTTTTGGTCTGATGGTAAAATCACATTCTGTAAAGAGTTTAATAATCCCACCTCTATTGCTGATATTGATATGGAGCTTCCCCTGACCACGTTCCTTGAGGGGTTAAGAATCTTTGTCAAGAACGTTAACGATGTATTATGTGACGACGGATACCGAATATGCAACCACGAATAAGTTTTTGTCGGGGGTCTAACGGTGGGGAAGCTGTCTACCTGTATTATGAGGATAGCGGCGGTTATAGGATATTCGGCCCGAAGTGTTGGGGAAATATAACGGAGGTAATGTCTGTGGACGTTCATCCCAGTGATGTGGGTGTTGCCATATCTGCCTTACAATTAATGGTTAAAGAGGATTCAAAATGAAATTATTTGAAGCTGATGACCTGAAGATTCTTCAAAATCTTTCTCTTATTAACCCTTCGATTGTGTTTAGAGAGAGTGTAATAAGGGTGATGAAACGGAATAGTTCTGTGGTAGCTTATTACATCTGGAATAAGCCTGAAAAGTTTATGTTCGGAATTTATGATGTAAAACAATTCCTTTCCATTGTAGAGGTGATGGGTGGTCAAGAAGTAGATGTGAATATCAAGGATTCACACGCTGTCTTGAAGAGGAATGGTAAACGGTCTACCTATCGGTTCATGCCGATTGATGGAATCAAGGAAGCACCGGACCCGGAAAAATTGACAATGCCGGATGATGTTGTTACTATCTCCATGGAACAAAATGATATCAAGGAATTGCTTCGGGCTTCCACTATCCTAAACACGCCGGATATCAAGGCTGAAATCAGGAATGGTAAGGTTATTCTGTCCACGTTGGATAAGGACAACAAAACTAAGAGCGATTTCAGTCTGACCTATGAGGTAGATACCGGGAAGTTTGATCAAGAACATTTTGTGAGCGTGGAGAATATCACCATGCTTCCTAATGCTTATCGGGTTCAATTCACTAATCAGGGATTCGCTCGTTGGATACCCAAAGATTTGGACACTCTTATTTACATCGTAGCGTTCCAAGCCGAATAAGGAGGCATTATGGACCTCATGATACCGAGTTGGATGTTGTGGACATTCGTGGGTGCTGGGCTGGTCATTTTTTTAGTTTTCGTTCAGATTGGGATTCGGTTCGCCAAATTTCTGTTGGACTGGATCGCTCGTTTCACGGGGTGGGATTGATGGATAGACGTGACTTTCTGAAAGCTACGGCTGTTTTGGCCGGGATGATATCAGCGGGGGTCTTACCAAAAGGAAACGGGCTGGCCATCATACATCGTTGGGATGGCCAAAAGTTCAATCAGGTTCGAATGAGTGAACTTACCCCCGGTGATATATTCACTACCGAAAATGCAGAGGGTCTGTATAAGGCGGAAACTTGGCCATTCCTTCAACATTATTTACCCCCTTTACCTGATGGGAATTCTGTTATGGGGGTTCATGCGAGAAGATTGGAGATGTGATGACAGCGGCAAAATTAGGAGACCTTACCCAGAATCCAAAACATTTTCTTTGGGCTGAGAAGTACAGGCCCATGAATCTTGCTGAGACTGTCATGTCCGAAGCTCTCAGACAACAATTCAAATCTTTCATCGTTACTCAAAATATTCCACATCTCCTGTTTTATGCGCCGGAGTCTGGGCTGGGGAAGACAACCCTTGCCTACATTCTCGCACATTCCATTGCTGGGAGAGATAACACCCTCTATATCAATGCTTCCAGCGAAAGCTCCATTGATGTCATCAGGAATGATGTGATGGACTTCGCCAATACAATGACGCTTACCGGGAACGGGCTTAAGATTGTTATCCTTGATGAGTTCGAACGTATGGGCGCTCAGGATGCCCAGTCTGCGCTCAGGGCTGTCATGGAAGAGGCCGCCAAGACCTGTCGGTTTATACTGACCACGAATTATCTCCATAAGGTCATTAACCCCATTCAGTCCCGGTGTGTGGTGGTGGATTTCTCTGAGGACTTTCAGCATAACGAAGAAGCCCTTAAGGTAGCATTCTTTAAGAGGGTCAAGGCTATTTTCGGGAATGAGGGTATCACTGATTACTCGGAGGAAGTCCTTGCTAAAATCATTAACAAGTATTACCCGGATATGCGGAAGTGTTTGAATATTATCCAAGGTGCTTGTCGGGATAATATTATGAGTACCATTGCTATGGAAGATGCTACTCTCGTAGCTGAACTGTTTACCTTGATTCTGGAAGGACGTTGGAAGCCCGTCCGTCAGTTCATCGCTGAGCGGGTTGGTCAGAATGCAACCTATCTGTATGGTCAGATATTCGCTATGCTGGAACAGTATGTCCCAGAGAAAGCTATTCCTGATATTATTGTCATGATGTCCAATTACCAGTTTCAAGATTCTCTTGCGGCTGATAAGGAGATTCCTTTTACGGCCATGTGCATGAGGATGATTGAGAGTGTCAAGTGAGTAAAAAGGGTCGGTCTCCATATGATTATGTCAAGAACCTCAGTGAAAAATTAGATATTAACGCCTTCGATGAGAAGGAGTATGTTCCGTGGATGGTTAATCGTATCATCTCCCTTGGAGGATCGAAAGAGGCACAACTTGCAACAGTGGCCACAGGTCTCAACGTGCCAAAGCGTATACATTTCCTCTTTTATTGGTATCTTTTACCCCATAAGAAGCGGTTCATTAAGTATTATAAGAAGGGGGCAGACAAGGCGCTAGAGGCTGTTATGTATATTTATGGGGTGGATGAGGCTGTAGGTGAAAGTTATACGGCGCTTCTGACAGTGGAACAAATTCAAATTATAATATCACAAACGAAGTTTTATAAAGAAGGTTAATTAACTAATGACATGTATTATTGCGCTTAAACATGATAATGGAATTTTGGTTGGGGCTGATTCGTTGATGACAATAGGATATGAATGTGATGTTCTTAAACAAAAGAAAATTTTTAAAAAAGGTAGGTATGTAATAGGTATAACCGGAAGATTGCGTTCATCATCATTATTAATAGGGGCCGATAATCCACCCGAACCAAAAACAAAAGTAACACATAATTATATGATACAAAAATTTATTCCGTGGCTTAAAAAAGTAATGACCGATTCAGGATTTCAGAAGAAAAAAGATGAAGTTGAAGAAATGGTGGGAACGTGGTTGTTAGTCGTGGTTGATGGTGAAATTTATACTATTGACAGTGATTATTCGTTATATCAAAATAGATTAGATTTCCAAGCTGATGGTAGTGGTGCTCCTTACGCAAAGGGGTCGCTTTTTAAAAGTGAAGGCAGTCCGAAAGAAAGAATGAAAAAAGCTTTGGAAGCCGCTGAATATTTTTCGGCGGGTGTTAGAAGACCGTTTTATTACATTGATATAAAGGAGGATTAATATGTCAACACCAGTGAAAGATAATTGGGCCGACAGGCCAAAAGGCATGAGATGTGCCACGTGCATGTATTGGGTTTGTAAAATGGGTATTGTGGGCCGCTGTCGCCGCCGTTCGCCGACCATGAATGGCTGGCCTGTTCTCTTCAACACCGATTGGTGTGGAGATCACAAATTGAACGAAGCCACGGTGGATCAACAGCCACAAGCTTCGCCAGAAGCCTCACAGCCGAAGGAAAAGGAAGCCGCCGCCTGATCAAAGCACTCCATACCCCCTTTCCATGATAAATACTTAAAATACCATGAGTATTTATTATGCGAAAGGGGGTTTACTATGGATGTCGAACAAATCCTAGAGTCGTTCATTGAAGTATCCCTTGTGAACGATTTTTCTGTTATTGCCGAAACGCTCACCAGAATTGGCATAGCGGATACCAAACAGAAAAAACTTTATCAGTCCTGCCACATTCTCCAAAAGAGGGGCAAGTTTTATATTGTCCATTTTAAGGAGATGTTTTTGTTGGATGGAAAAACCGCCAACCTTTCAGATAGTGACAGGTGGAGGCGGAACGCCGTGGCCTATCTTCTGGAGAAGTGGGGTCTCATCGAAATCCTAACCAACGAGGACGGGATTGAGGACCGGACCACACAAGTCTACGTTCTTAAAGCGGCGGAAAGGGATGAGTGGTCATTAATTCCCAAGTATACCTTTACGAAAAGGCGGAGAAACACAGAGTGAGTGTAACATACCTGAAGTGGGAACAGGTTTGGTCCGTCTTCACGAAGTTGGCCGCCCGGAAAGGATACACCCAGCCAGACGGGGATGCGCTTGGATGTTACAATCCGGCTACTGGGGATTATATCAGACTTGGTAAAATAATGGGACACAATGTCACCTTAATTGAGAAGGGGATATCACAAGTATTCCCTTTCTCCGTATTGGAAGAGTGGACTAAACGGAATGAAACGATTCAATACTTTCATAAACGACAAGACACTAATTGATGAAGGACTGTCTGATACTCTATTCCATATAACTAACACTGGTAGTGCGGAAAGTATATTAAAATCGAACAAATTTATGTTGACACTAAGTTTGGGAACACCATCAGACGATACATCAAGGAAAAGCAAAAATAAGATATATTATTTCTCAACAGCGAGAACACCAAACGCACGTTATTTTGAGAGTATCGGCTACACTGGTTTATATTTTGAGTTGGATGGAAAAAAGTTAGGACAAAGGTATTCAGGAAAGACTGTGGATTATTGGGGTCCGGAATTTGGGAGACAAGCATCTGAAGCAGAGGATCGTTTGTTTAGTACAAGTTCAACAATCCCAAACGCAATATCGTACATTAAAGCCATTCATGTGTTTTTTGATTTGGAAGATCAAAAATATATACATCAACAAGACTTGAAATCAATACGAAATATTTTGACCATCGCAAAACAGAAAAAAATTCCTATATATTTTTATGATAATGATAGGAACTGGAGAACCCGTAATATTAGAAAAACGTTCAATCCACTAAAGAGTGGACTGTTTGGGTCAACAGAACCATTAAGTATTAATATATATGCCGGAAGGAAAAGAAGAAACCCGTTCGATCCGTGGATAGAATTAGCACATAGTCCGGTTGCTAATGTGACAAGGTTAAGTAAAGATGGGCGTGAATTGTTGGACACCCTACAACGTGGTTATAATTATGAGAGAGATCGGATAGATATTAAAAGAGGGTTGGAGAATGATATACATAATTATAAAGCCCGTGGCGGTTCTGATTCTCTGGTTAAGGCGATGAGACATTTAAAAACCACAAACGTTGAAGATTTTATTGAAAAAATATATAAGAGATGGAGTATCGCCCCATGAAACGTTTTAACACCTTCGTAAATGAAATGTCGATGGGGGAAGTCCGGAGTCTTGAACAGAAGCTGGATAAGATGTTTGAGCCCTTCGGGGTTGATATTGTGTTCACCCGGCATGTTGTTAAAGACAGGCTTTTGACAGGCCAACGTGAGGGTGGTGTCACGGCTGATGAAATCCTTGATGTGTTCAAGCGATTCATCGCCCGGTATAAAGATAAGCTTACCAAAAAGGAATGGGAAGCGGTCATCAAGGACGTGCGGACTAAATTGAATCTTCCGGTTACCTATAAGAAAGATGCTCTTGAAGGTGACATGGACATGATTGTCAAGACCATCATGAAGAAGCGAGACTTTAAGGGTGGCGGGAAAGTTTTGACAGTCAAATGATAAAATTTACTGAATTCAGAGAAATTCTTCTTGAATACGAAACTTTTAAGTTCGGGTTGATTCGGTATGATGTTGATAAAGCCAAACGTTGGATTCGTGCTAATCGTGATAAGGTTAAGATAACAAACATACCCACGAAAGATTTGGTGAAATGGTTATCCATACGGATTAAAGATTGGAAGAAGACTGGGGATAAAATGGGTAATTTGATGAGTATAGGAGTGGACCCCGAAAAAGCGGAAAAAACAAAATTTTCCGCCCCGGTCATTTTAGTAGATGATCCAGATTTAGGTGGAAGTATGGTCATTGATGGCTGGCACAGAATAGCCATGGCTGATTATAAAGGTTGGAAACATGTTCCGGCTTATCACATAACAGACCCAGAAGTGGTCAAGTCTCTTAAGAATTAATTTGTCATTTTAATAACAAAGGAGTAATGATATGAACATTTTATTTGCCATTATAGTAGCCTTTTTCGTTGGGACACAGGTCGTTCCCCCGACTGAACTTCCGGACCTTCAGGCTCCGGCCATGTCTGATTTCGATACAGCCGTGTACAAGGTATGTGTTTCTGTTACGGCTTCTTCGGGATTTGGATCAGTTACAGAGTTTCTGCTTCCGGAAGGTGAAGCTTGTCCAGATCAATTTTATCTTGAGACTTATCAACTCAAGCCCTATTTTTATGATCAATTGAAAAACTTTAGGCTGAAGTATGAAGAAGCCAAGAAGGATGAGTAGAGACCTTCATCCTTGGCAATGTCGAGCTTGTGTAAATTGCGAACCCCGATGTTCTTTTTATGGTAAGGGAGAATTTTGGGAAAAAAATCATAACAAAACTGATCGAATGATATATACTGGTGTAACAATTGAAACTAAAGGAGGTTACAGAATGAAAGACGTGTCAATTATCGGGCTTAAAAATGGGACTATTATTGCTGGTCAAATGGATGGAGAAAAAGTTTTACACCCGGTTATGCTGAAGACTGGAATGACTTCAGATGGTTTTCAAATCAGTGTTGGCCCTTATCCCACCGCAATCATTTGGTTCACGGATGATTTGAGGGATTACTCCTGCAACGTGTCCGAAGACGAAATTCGGTTCAGGGTTCCCGCTCCACAGCGTCTTCTTGATGAATACAAGAAAGCTGTAGGTCAATCCTATATGGGAATTCAGCTTGCTACGTCTACTGAAATCGCCGCTGTCAACAAATCTCAGGCTAAAGATTCTGAGTTGATTATTAAAAAATAATGGCGAATCCAGAAGTTTGTGCCAAAATAGAATATGAAGCGGCTAAACATGATGTCCCCCTCAAAGACCTCATTGTGGAATACTGCGTTCGTAATGGAGTAGACCCAGAGGATTTTGCTGATGACGTGATAACACCCCGACTCAAAAAGAAGCTCAAGGAAGAACTTATTGCGTCTGGGGGGTTGAAGAGGAAGCGGTGAAAGTAGACCCATTGGTAGCGTATCAATATGATGTGTTGATACGTTCTTATTATAAGAAGGTGAAGTATCAACGGTTTGCTCATGGGATGAAGAATATCACCGTGTCCACATTATTGAATTCCCCTCTTCAAAAACATTATAGATGGCTGGCGGCCAACGTTTCCTCTAAAAAGGAACTCAAGCTTTGGTTGTCAGTCGCTTATCTCTTCCCGAATGTCAAAGCTGTCCCGGACGTTACATCCAATATCACCAACATCCAAGAAGTGGCAATGCTCTTGGAAGCCCCAGAGTATCACATCAAGAAAGACCTTCGTCGTATGGAGGAAGATGAATTTCCATTATTTTATGCATTGGCTAATGGATTTATCAATCCTTTAACATTTTGTTTTTGTGTTGGTTGGCTTAATCTTGAAGCTAATCCACGGGACTTTTATCGTAATGGTATGATTCAAAAGGCTTATCGTTGGCTTATTATCAACGATTTTGCAATGGTATCAGGAGGAAAAATATTTATAACAAAAAATGAAGTTTGGGATATACTAAAAACACGATTCAAAGAAGAGCCAGATAATTATTTAAAATTAGACGGCGACGGTAATGGTAACAGTAACGGTAATGGTAACGGTAATGGAAAAGGAGAAAATGATGGAAACGGATTTTGATAAGTATTTAGCTGAACAGATGGGCAAATTGGATGAGAGTGTCCGGGATGCTAAGGATGAGGCCACACCCACGGGGTTTGATGATAACAAGACGTGGTATCCAGACAGGGGGTCTGATGGAAAGGGCCGTCACCTTGTACGGTTCCTGCCCCAGATGCCTCTGGAGGACAAAAAAGTTCCTTTTGTTCCCAACTTCTATCATAGGATAGAAAGAGGCGGACGTTTTTTCTGGGAACTATGTCCCGCCACTATCGGGCTGGAGTGTGATATTTGTATCGCAACCAAGCCTTATTGGAAAGCCCCGGATGGTTCTCCGGAAAAGCAGATTGCGTACACGTTCTACCGCAAGAAGCAGTACGTAGCCAACGTGTTCGTTATCAAGGACTCTGTTCACCCGGAAAACACCGGTAAGGTGAAGCTCTGGAAGTTCGGTGTCACTGTCTTTAACAAACTCATGAGCAAATTGGAGAACGACCCGGAACTGAATATTGAAGGTGTCAATCCTTTTAATCTCCTGACAGGCGCTGACTTTATTGTTGAGGTCGCTACGAAGGACAAACGTGCTAATTATGACAACTGTTCCTTCATGACCCCCGCTCCGTTCCTTGGTGGTGATGGTAAGAAGATTCAGGCCGTACTGGGTATGGTCTATGATCTTGATGAATTTGGGGAAGAGTCCCGGTTCAAGAGCGGAGAGGTTCTGTTGGAAAGTCTCCAGAAGTTTATGCGAGATGCCAACGAGCCGGACATCTTCGACAAGATGCTCCGTGCCGAACAAGAAGCCGGAGACGGCGGTAAAGTTGATGCTGGGGATAATTCCGGTCTGGCCGCATGGCTCAAAGAACAGGATGGGGGAAAGGCCCCGGATACACCTCCCGAAACTCCGTCAAACACACCGCCCGATTCCCCACCGGAGACGGAAACTCCTGCGGTCCAGACCGCAGAGATTCAAACCTTCGGGGAAGAAATGAAGGTTGAACAAGAGGCCAGTGTCACCGAAACACTTCCGGAAACCTCGGAGGAAAATGATCCTGATGCGGAATTCTTCAAGAAATTGAAGGATTCTAAAGGATAAGCCATAGCCCCTCTGCCACGCCCATAGGGGAGGGAGACTCCGGTTTCCCTCCCCGCCTCTTATCCCAACAGGAGTCTCATAATGTTTTTTGACAACCCGTTCTCTGAACAAATCTGGCGGGAAAACTACCAGTACGGCAATGAAACGATTGAAGATACAATGGCACGTCTGGCCAATACCATTATGGCCGGGGAAGATGGGGTGTATAGAGATCAACTCTATCTTGCACTTATCAACCGCCGCATATCCTTTGGCGGTCGTATCGTGGCTAATGTAGGAACCCATTATAAAAACACCTCTAACTTTAATTGTTACGGAGCCCAACGTGCTATTAAGCCTGTGGACTCTATTGCGAATATCTACCAAGATTTGACCAATGCCGCTCACATCCTGAAGACGGAGGGTGGAATTGGGTTCGATTTTTCTCATCTCCGGCCACAAGGAACTTTCATTAAAGGTATTGGAGTGGGCACCCCCGGCGTAACCAAATTCATGGAACTGTATGATAAGTCATCTGAGATAATGACTCAAGGTCATCCCGGCGGAGAGTACACACAGGTTCCTTCAGATGTGAACCCGAAGCGCCGGGTACGCAAGGGTGCCATGATGGGGATGCTACATATTTCTCATCCGGAGATACTTCGGTTTATTAAAGCCAAAAACATTCCGAATGTTCTGACCAAATTCAACATGTCTGTCATCGTGACAGATAAGTTTATGAAGGCCCTGTCCAAAAATGCTGACTGGGAGCTTTGGTTTCCGGATATTAATTGGAAAGATTATGACAAGCACTGGAACGGTGATTTTGATTTATGGGAGAGTAATGACTTCCCCCGTAAGGTCTATGAGACCATCCCGGCCCGTGACCTTTGGGACATTCTCATGGAGTCCATGTACAAGAGGAATGAACCCGGTATCTGGTTCAAGGATGCCGCCAACCGATATAACAACCTCTGGTATCACGGCAAGGTCAGCACTACAAATCCCTGTGGGGAGATAGGGATGATTGGTGACGCCGGACATGCCAAAGGGCTGGATCATATTGGTGACATTTGCAATCTTGGTCACCACAACATGACTCAGTATGTTTCGGTAGACGAAGAAAGCGGTTACCCTAAATTTGATATGGAGTTATTCAGACAGGACAACTCCATTTTGGTCCGGGCTTTGGATAACCTTATTGATATCTCCGGGTATCCTTTAGAGGGGTTAAAGAACGCCGCCTTACTCCGCCGGAAAATCGGGGTAGGGGTTTTGGGTTATGGTTCTATGCTCTACATGTTAGGACTCAGGTACGGTTCACAGGACGCAAACACATTTACCACAATGCTTCTTACTTACAAAAGCCGCAATGAATATAAAATTTCGGCGGGTTTGGCTACAGAAAAAGGAGCTTTTCCGCTTTGTGATATGGCTAAGATATGGAAAGAAGGTTATCTAGCCAACGGACCTCTTGCCAATGATGTCTTTATAGAAGAATGGAAACGTCAAGGTATATTCAAAAATGGACTTAGGAATGCCCAACTCTCCACTTGTGCGCCTACTGGGAATACTGGCGTTTTCATGGGGCTGGTCTCCGGGGGTATGGAGCCTGTCTTCGAACAAGAATATTATCGTTGGGTCATTGAGACACACCGCTGGAAATGGTATGCAAAAAAGTATAAACTGGATTTCCCAGACTTCGTGAACGGAGATTACAGCCCGACCAAGAGTTTCAAGAAGGTCAAGCTTGGGGATGAGGAAGTTCTGATGACTGAGGATGGGAACTTCATGCTGGACCCCAATCACGGATTCAGGGAGAGAATCTACTGTGAAGACTACGGGTATGCATGGGCCAAGAAGAACTTACCCAACTTCGAAGAATTGAAGGAGAGGGGTATTTTCGTGTCTGCCCATGAACTGGATGTGTCTGAACACCTCTCACCATTTATTATTTTCTCTCAGTATGTAGACAATTCTGTGTCCAAGACGGTAAACCTTCACAGGGATTACCCTCTGGATGATTACAAGGGCCTGTGGGAACGTTTGTGGGTTGAAGGTGTCCGTGGTATTACCACATATAGAGAGGGCACCACAGCGGCTGTGTTGGAGACTAAAGCCCAATCTGAAGAGCGTACCAAGTCTGCCAAGAAGCAGATACGGGAATTTCTTAAGAATTTTGATGGTCATGAGAACGGAGAGGTTTTCAAAGAGGTTTCTTTACCAGATGAATATCCGGCCCGTGGTTTTATCATCAAGTCAGAAGGACGGAAATGGTATCTCCATATCTGTTTTAAGGATAAGCAAATGACAGCGCCTTTTGCAATCTTCGCTTCTACCAATTCACGTGAGAAGAATGTGTGGGCAGAAGAGGCTGTGGAAGTCATGGAAACGCTGGCCCGGTCCCATGGAATTCCAGAGGAACGGATTGTAGAGACACAAGAGAAAGCGGCCGTTCAATCAAACGTGGACAAGATATGCCGGATGGTTGGACTCTTATGTCGTCATAATGTTCCGATCATTGAAACTATCAAGGCACTGGATACGGTGAACGTTGGTGTGGGGTCTTTCGTTTATCATATCAAGAAGTTCCTCATGCGGTTTGTACAAGATGAGAATCTACAGGAGTTCCTTGGCGCTTGCCCGGAGTGTGGTGGTAAACTGAGGATGGCTGAAGGGTGTATCAACTGTGTAGATTGTGGTCATTCGAAATGTTAATAAAAAGCTTGACATGTCGAAAAAATAGGTTATATTAGATAGCAATGATAGACGTGTACATCTAATCGACATGTCATAACAAAAGGAGCGTGGAATGAAACAAGAGAAGCGCATACAAAAAAAGAACCGCAAACAGGCGGCCACGGAAAAATCAAAGAAGGCCACTAAACCCAAAATCATTGCTGGTACGGGGTACGTTAAACCAGAAGATCGCCCCATTTGTCAGAACTGTGATCATCACAGGAACAAACCGTCAAGGTGTCGATTACACGGCACTTATGTAGAGCGTAAAGGATCATGTTTAGAAGGTTTCACAAAGGAGCGTATGGCATGAAAGAGTTTACTGTATACAATCGAGAATCTGGGGATATTGATGTAGCTTCTTACATCCTTGTGGATGAGAATATCAATATCATTTATGTGGGCCGTGCCTACAGGAGTCCAATCGATCAACCCAACCGTAAGTTGGGTCGGAAGATTGCTCAAGGCCGTGCCGTGAAGATGGTTGATATCTTTAATGGGGACAGTTTACCTGAAAAAATGGTGAACGATATTAAGAATCGGACCCATGAAGAAATCACTCCTGATACTGTGGCCGCCGCAGTAACAACCGTCCCGTTCAGGGAGGTTAATTATTGTCGTTGCCATTACTCCAATATTCAGGGCATTCCCCGGTTGGTTACGGCTTTCGCCATGCCGGTAGAAGATGCTGACCAGTTTCTGAGTTGTCGGGAAGCGGAAGTGCTTCGGGCATATGCTTTTAACAAAGGCGGCCTAGAAGAGTCGATCAACTCTCCTCTCTTATCATCGGCCGGTGAGATGGTCAAAGATTTACGGGAAATGGGGGCCGACAATCCAGAACTCAAAGCAAAAATCATCAAGGATATCAAACCACTTTTCGATCTTCTGAAAGAACTGGTGAGTGATGGTGCTGGCGATAGTGGGGAGCAGAACGATAACGAAGAAAGTTCTGGTATCTAGAACGGTTCGGGTCGGGCTGGATGCTCTTGGTGTGAAGCCGGGGGATATCACCCTTATTATTTCTGGAGGTGCTCGTGGAGTTGATACGATTGCCAAACAGATTGCTGATGAGAGTGGTATCCCTTTCAAGCTTTACCCAGCCAACTGGTCCAAGTACGGACGTTACCGGGCTGGCCGCATTCGTAATTCGGAAATGGCGGATGATGCTGATATAGTGGTAGCTGTCTGGGATGGCGTAAGCACAGGCACCCACCATATGATAAAGGAGTCGATGAACAGAGGTAACTTAACATACTGGAATGATAATATCGAACCAGTTATTCTTGATTCGTGAATAGCGAATATGGAGGTTGGTTATGGCAAACTGTTGGTATGGGGACAAAGGCGGTAAACAGGAACACAAGAAACAATTCTTTGTGCGGTCATACATTGTGATTTTCCATATCATTATTCTGGCCGCTCTTTTCCTCTACAAAGCTCCCATGAATTATGTAAAGTACATCGGCATCTTCACAGTGGTATGGGCGCTGGCGGCTCTCTTGTCTTATGTGGGATTCAAAGAGACTCCCTGATGGGATACAAATTGGAGTGCTTATGAGAAATCGACAAGGTAATATAATTTCATTCGATGGGGATGAGCGCTACCTGAGCAACTTCGCCACACTGGAAGACTCCATCTATTTGGACGGGATGCCTTTCATCACGGTGGAGGCGGCATACCAAGCGGCCAAGACGTTCAATCATGAACTTCGAAGAGCTATCTCCTGTATGTCTCCCGGCAACGCCAAGAAAGCTGGTAACGCCGTGAAGCTCCGGGATGATTGGGAACAGGTTCGGGTATCCATTATGAAAGACCTTGTTCACCAGAAATTTGAACAGGAGCCTTTCCGTTCCAGCCTCATACAGACCCATGAGCATGTTGTCATCATTGAGGGGAATCACTGGGGAGACATCTTCTGGGGGATGAGCGGGGGAATCGGTGCGAATAACCTTGGCAAGATTATCATGGAAATACGTGATGATTTAAAGGGGGTCAGGGATATGCCTTTTGACCCCCAAGACGTAATGAGAAGAAGGAGGTAATCTATGTATACCCAGCTATCTGAAGAGCAACAGGGACAAGTGAAGAGAGTGCTGACCCAGACACTGGGCTCTGATTTTATGGGCTCCATGGATTTCATCGCTCTGGTTTTGATTCCTAACAACGGTCGCAAGACGTTTATAGGAATCAAGGAGAGAACGTCCATTGAGGCCGTAACCGTGACAGTGAGTACCAACCATTGTATTAAAAGGGAAGATAACAATGATTCCAGTTAAACCCCGTTTTGTAATTGAAAGTTCCGTTAGTGGGAAACGTATTCTTGAACACATTGAAAAGTGTGGTCGGACCTGTTACAAGTCAGAGCATAAGATGAATATAAACCCTGAGCATGTTATTGCATCCGAAGCTACCAAAAAGTTTGTTCGGATGATTATCGCTCGTGGTCATGAATCTGTTTTAGAACATGCCAGTTTGACAGTTCGGTTCATCTGTAACCGGGGCGTATCTCATGAAGAGGTTCGTCACCGTCTTTGTTCTTTCTCACAAGAATCCACTCGTTACTGTAATTATACCAATGACCGCCACGGTGGAGAGATTCAAATTATCGAGAATCCACCGTCATGGTACGATGATGAGCGGTACGGGGAAGGCATGGGAGAAAAGCTTTATGATGAGTTCAATCAGGCCATGATGAACGCTGAACGCCATTACTTTAATCTCGTTGAAATGGGGTGGAAACCGGAACAGGCCCGGAACGTTCTACCTATCGGTCTGAAGACGGAAATCATGGTGACGGCCAACATGCGTCAGTGGAGACTCATGTTTAATCAGAGGACTGCTCCTACGGCTCACCCCCAGATGCGTCAGCTTATGAAACCGCTCTTGAAACAACTTAAGAAAATCATTCCCGTTATCTTTGAGGACATTGTTGTCAAGGAAGATGATGAATTCGTTTAGGAGGTAGTTATGTATATTGATCGCATAAAAGACATGGTGGCCGCCGCTATAGCCAAGGGTAATGTCATCAATCCGTCTCCAGAACTTGTAGCATCTCTGGAAGAAATGTTAAAAAGTATCTGGAGTCAGGCATGGCTGGACAATGCCACCACCCGTGAACTTATTGATGAACTGTCCACAAGGATAGGCATGAATAATTGCGGCCGATTTGGATGTGACTGTATGGGGTTGGATTACAAGCCCACGGGTCGTATATGTGCGGATGCTCCCCATTGAGCATGTCTGATTTTTAAAAAAGAAAATCGAAGGAAGTACAGAAAAATGAAATGGGGTAAGCCTGTCAAACAATGCTCCACTTGTAAATATGTAAAAGTATTGTTTGGGGAGCATATTGATGGTAGCAATGTTTGGTATTGCAACAAGTGGGATGTCCACTTTCTTCCGTGGTACGTACCACGGATTTTAAAAAAACCCTTTTGGTGTCCCGGCTGGATGAGGGATTTGAATGGAGTAATATGAAAGTAAAATTTCCACCATCATCACATGAAGACCCGGAAGCAGTTATCCCCCACGGGTGTTATTGTTACTGGCATACTGGGCGGAGAGAAAGTTCAGGGGGTATGCGCTTAACAAGTCAGGTTTGTCCTTTTTGGGCTAACATTCCAGATGCTCCGCCTCAAATGAATGGGTATTGTCATTACCTGAAAACAGGTGATATGATGGATAGGGGGACCATGCTCATCTGGGATATGGTCAAAGAGTGTGGAATTAATGATGACTGGGATGAGACAGACTGGATGTACGGTCCCCACGGAGAATGTTAATGAAATGTCCAATAGGAGTAGACGCATCTAATTGGAAATGGAACGGTCCCACAAATGACAAACCCTATCATCAAACGTGGGCTAAGGTTTCTAAGTATCCCCGATACATTAGAAAATTTTACCAGTGGTTTTGTGGACTAAAAGGACATGAAATTTCAGCAACCGAGTGGGGATATGGTGGTGGTAACGTGGATTGTTGGTGTCGGTGGTGTAATAAATTTGGATCACTGAAACCAGAGACAGCGAGGTTTTTGTGGGAATCTTTTAACGTCTGGGGACGATTTCAGGAATTTGGAGAAGAATAATGAAATATACACACAGTGCCTATTTTTCTGATAAGATAGAGCTTACTTTACGGGACATCATTAAACTCTTGTTGGGACATACTCTCAAAGAGGGGGCAATGGAAATAAGACTGGGAGGAAAATATGAGTGATTCAGCCCTATGGACAGAGGTAGGCTTTCGGCAATATCTAATGATAGAGCCGGATAAGAAATTATATCCTTATTATGGTTTAACGGAGTGGTACGTAGATTACACGCTCATCCTTATTTCCGATAGATTCAAAAAGGGCACAGCCGCCTATGAGTTTATCTTTGATCATGAAGTGTATCATACCAATCAAACGGCCGATGAGTACCATATGGCTGTCATCTGGTCAGAGGTCCGGGCAAACTGGTATGCAATGAAACGACACCCGTTCGGGTTTATTCGGGTTCTTTTTATGACCTTAACTGACAAAACCAGACTAAAATTATACATTGACAAGATCAAAAATGCCCGATAGGGTATAAAGGACATTTAAGCGGACATTTCAGGAGCCTGAATTACCGCAAGTATCTATAATGTATAAACATTGTGTGGACATTTAAACGGACAAAGTAGAGGACATAAACGATGAAAAGTAGAATAATTATTTATCACGGGCCGCACTGTTCAGATGGATTCACCGGGGCATGGATAGCACACAACGCTTTGAGGGAATCTGAAGAAGACGTGATGGTGGTGTATTATCCCACCCATTACGGCGAAGAAAAAATTCCGGATGTTGTGGGGTATGATGAAGTCATCTTAATCGATTTCTGTTATCCCGTGGATGTACTTCATAATATGTGTATGGAAGCTGGACAAGTTTTTTTGTTGGATCATCATAAGACGACTGAAGAAGCTCTTGAAGAATACCGTGAAGCTGGGGTATCACTTCCGGATAATCTAACCGCCCATATCAAATTTGATGTCTCCGGCGCTGTTATAGCGTGGCAGTTCTTTACGAATACCTTGGGGGTGGTCAAGGGTTGGGATTCAGATATGCCCACACTTATCAAGTATGTAAGTGATCGTGATTTGTACAACTGGGCTCTTCCTTATAGCCGGGAGATATCCGCATACATTATGACCGCAAAAAAAACCTTCGAACGTTGGGATGCTCTATCTGCGGAACTGGAGAACGATTTCCAAGGGGTCGTAGAGAAGGGGAAGATCATCCTTGAGACCCGGATGTCCATTGTCAATGAGATCGTCTCTAACACAGCCTGTTATGCATGGATAGGGAAATACCCTGTTTGGACATGCAACAGCCCAACCCTATACAGCGACGCCGCTGATGCTTTGATAGCTGAAAAGGCGTTTATTGACCGAGTAGCAGTCTGTTACAGCTTCACTTCCAATCATGTGAAGTTTTCTGTCAGGTCAGCCGAAGGGTGTTACGTAACGGCTAAGGAACTTGCGGAATACTTTGGTGGCGGCGGCCATGTTCACGCCGCCGGATTTGAGTTGAGTCATGAGGAATTCTTTGACTTGGTAACGTTCATGCCGGGTAAAAATATCATTTGAGTAGCCATAGGAAAGGGGTGGGGTTTTTCTTTACCGTTTCTCCCTGTCCCGAACCTCCTAGCCCCCGATAGGAATGGCCTATCGGGGGCATTTTTTGACCTAAAATAAATGTAGGTATTTTACTTGACATCACTGCTTAAATTGGTTATATTATAGATGGAGGTAGATGAAAGGAGATTGAAATGCGTAAACACATTCACGAACTTGATTATGTTAAAACGGATTGTATGGCTCTTGCCAAGTGTGATTACTGCGGTAAATACTTTCCTTGTCATGCATTAATTCCACGAGAAGATGGTGATTATGATAATTACCGTGATTCTTTTTATTGCGTGACTTGTAACTCAAAATAGGAGAGATGACTGTGGAATTCGTTGAGAATTTTAAAAGTAAAATAACCTACGATGAGGAAAGCGGCCTCCCCCATCTTGATGGGAAGAGGGTCTTTCTTGTTCCTGAACGAAACCTTCCAGCTTTCAACGCCCGGTTTGCCAAGGTGGTTAAGAAGGCCAAGAAGGTTGGTGTTGAGGAACCCACTTTCACTGTTCACTTCAAGACCCGTATCGAAGTGGAAGTTGACTACTGCCCTGTAACGTATCACATCAAGCGGGAATGGGTTAGCGCTCTCGCTATCACGGTGGCCGGACCCAAGCCTATCATTGAGGGTTGGACCTTTGTTGCTTCTATTCTTCATACCGCCACTGAGGACGGCAAGAACTTAGTAGTATCATCCAGTGATATCACTCTTCCTCTTGAGTACAGGACAGCGGATGATTCCTGTGATCATTGTGGCCACAAGCGTTTCAGAAAAAACACCTTTGTTCTTGTCGATGAGGACGGGAATTTCAAAAAGGTTGGTAGCACATGCCTTAAAGATTTCATCGGTAACATGACCGCTTCTTCTGTTGCTAACTGGGCAACGTTTTGGTGGACCTTCGAAAATGATTGTGGTAATGAGTTTTGGGGTGACGGTGAATACAAGGGTGAGAATTACATCTCATTGGCCGCTTTCATGAACTACGTGGCCAAGAACGTCAGGTTGGATGGTAAGTTTATGTCCATCAGTAAGTGCCGGGATGAATGGGGTGACATAGTTGAGACCCCTACTGTTGATAAGGCTTCGTGGGATATTGAAGATGTCAACTCTAAAGCTTCCAAAGATTGGTCAGTTGAGAAAAGAACCGAAATGCTCCCCACGGTGGAAGATGTTGAGACCGCTACTGAGTGGATAGAGGCTATCAGGGAGTATGCGGAGAATCTGACCGATGAAGAGTCTGAGGCTCTCAACGATTATGAGTGGAACCTGATAACGGTAACCGCTGGCGATGCTCTTAATAAGAGGGCAAAGGGTCTGGCCGCTTCACTGGCTTCATGGTACTGGAGACGGTTCACGCTTCCTGAGCTTGAGGCCACAAGGGTTAACTACTCCGAGACCTCTGAGTATGTCGGTGAAATTAAAGAACGTTTAAGAGGGTTAGAAGTTACGGTTTTGAGCAAGCATGGTTTTGAAGGTGGGTTTGGTTGGACCGATATTTACAAGTTTGCCGATACCGATGACAACCTCTTCACTTGGTTCTCAACAGGTAATGTCAAGAGGCCGGACGGTGAGACCGGGTTGAGCAAGGATGAGACGGTTGTGATAGACGGTACGGTCAAGGCTCACAATGTCTACAGGGATGCCAAAGAGACCCTGCTTAATAGATGTACAGTGAAGGAGATCAAGTAATGGCCATATCATGTTTTAGTTGTAAGCGTGGAGAAATTGAGTTCACCGCTAAAGATGGTAAACTAGTTAAAGCTGATGTTCGTGATCCTGATACTGGAAGTCTGGAAGGTAGGGGGTGGTTGTGTGAAGACCATCTTAATATGTACGTTGATGATGGATATAAAGTAAAGGAGATCAAGTGAAAAAAGGTAGGTGGGCCGTTTTAGCTGGATGGGCCGCAACGGGGAGAATACTCCATAGGAAGGTGAATGCGGCTGAAGCGGCTCATTTAAGGAAGCTGGCGAAGGATGGTAAATTGGGTCCACACGCCGTTTCGAATTTAAAGAAGGTTGGCATCTTAAAGGAAGGGGATATATCATGATAAGGGAACTGAAAGCAGATGAAGTGTTATTCAAGGTTGATGCCGGTGTCTCTGATATTCCGATTATTGGTAACTGTTCGGCTATCGATGAAGAGACGGACAAGGCAATGGCAGAGTTTATCGTCAAGGAACTGCTTGCAGGGAACAAGTGGGTATGGTGTGATATAATCGTGACCGCTTCATGGAAAGGGTTTAAGGGTCATGACAATCTGGGAGCTTGTTCCTATAAGGATGAAAAAGATTTCTGTGAGCCCGGTGGGTATTTCGATGACATGAAGAGTGAGGCTTTGAAGATGCTCAATGCAGTAGTTTTCAATGCCTATTCCAATATCAGCAAATTGGTGTAAAATAAAATGGCTTTGATGAGACACCACATGATTCCTGAAATGAGGGAACTGGAGTGTGAACACACTCTAGGATTTCCGTATACTGGTACTATCCCTTGCACCGGCCCACGTGTCTGTCCGATGTGTGGGACTGATCTGGAGGATATAGAGGAAATTCCAATTATAAGGAATAACACTTGACACGAACATAATTAATAGTTATATTGTAATTGAAAAGGAGGCTATCATGGAGAGAGGAATTATCAAAAGTTTTGGCGGCTCGTGGGGTTCGGGAATTGGTTACTTGCTGGTTGAATCCAACGGCAAAGGTCTCACCATCCCCTGTGAAAACGCTTCTACTGTCCGGGCGCTGGAGGCTTGCTTCGGTAATGTCATCGGCCCCGGTCATACGGTGGATAACGAAAATGGTGGGCATATCGGGGAAGAGATTTTCTTTAGCACTGATTGTGTCGGTATGCTGGAGGGTTTTACTCCCATTCACGAACGTTTAATCGATTGTTAGGAGGTTTATTATGACCGAATCTGAACTTCATAGAGCTATAGGAGAATTCGTGGATCGGGAACTTCTGTGCTGTGATTCCAGTCTGGTTGAGGACATCAGGGCTTTGGAAACACCTCTTGAGGGATTCTCTTATGATGAGATCGAGAATGCCTACACGGAGTTTGAAGAGGGGGAAGAGGGCACCTGTTCTGAGTGCGATGAGGAAGAGATTCCTTTGGATGAAGACATGAACGTCTGTGAAGACTGTTTCGAATCGGAGCCCAAAGAAATTTACGAGTGGTGGAGGGTGACCAAGTGGTTTGCTGGGAAGCTCCGGGCCGCCGGGGAACCCGTCCTTGATAATAACTACGGTACGTGGTGGGGACGTTGTACCACCGGACAGGCCGTTCTTTTGGATTACGTTATAAGGAAAATCTATAAAGAGGTCAATAAGCTGTGAAACCAAACAAACACCCAATTATGGAATGTCCTTATTGTAAGAAGACTTATTCAGCTTCTTATCATATAAGGGATTGTATACATTCCAGTATTCCTTTTGAATGTCCCATGTGTAAAGAGACAATAACAGACCCTTACAATGCTATCTCAACCGAATACCAAAGACTTCCCGTATTTGATGAGTTTGATGAAAGCTGGTTAAATAGTAATATTAATAGTATTCTACATAAAAATCTTTACGGGTGTCCTCTAATAAAATGTGTAGTATTCCCCTTATTACAAAAGTCTATCTCAGAAATTCAACAGTTTGTCAGGGGTGATAATAGATTGAAAGAATTGGTGGAAGATGTTTTGATAGATACATCAACATATAATGATGATGATAACCCACGAGTAGTGGATATTTCAATAAAATTAAGATCAACAGAGCACCTGTTTACATTTCCACTTACTTTAGGGAGTTAACATGATAATCAAACACATGGTAAAAGGTGAAGTGGTTAAGGAACGGGAGTTTAAAAGTAAACTCATGGAACTCAGTCCCACGATGAGGGGGTTCAACAAATACATTGACCTGACCGCTTCTAAATTCATGCGCCGCTTGAATGTTCTTATTAAAAGGGAGTTTGTTTTCGTTGAGACCGGGATGGGCACGGATAGGAATGGTCTCCATCTTTGGGTTATCTTCAATCTTGGGGATAACTGTCTCAAGATTTATCCGGAAGACGGGTGTTACGTTGTCTGAGCGCAAATGGCCATGTCCACCAAAGGAGTGGGATGAGACTGGAGGTATTGATGTATACAGCAATGTTGCTTATACTGTTATGGAACGCTACCCCGATCTACACCGGGATGTTGTTAGGCAAATTGCCTATAGTGCCGGGGCTCATGCCCATAAAAGCCGGGATGAGTACATAGACAATATCCGGATACTGAGAGTCAAGGAACCCACAGATGCGTACTTCAAACAGTTTAAGGGTGGTTGTTGTGGAGAACAGGACATTGTAGTAATATCATCTGGCCCATTCAGAGACAAGGATTCTGAAACAGAGATGTGGTTGGTAGGTTGGAATCACGGACATTAGGAGGTAACCATGTGGAGTCTGCCCGATATCAAACGGATTAACGCAGTGGCCGAAGAGAGAGCCCGTCTCAAGAGGGAGGCTCTGGCCGGACCCGGTTCTGAGAAGCAGGGTGATATGCTCACCGGGGAATTCATGGAGTTTCCTGAGCTTCCTCTGGACCCGGATGATGAAAACTACGAAGAGTGTGAATACTGCGAAGAAGCGGCTGAGCATACTCTGGAGTGGTTTGACATCTTCTCCGATGATCCCAAGGGTGAACTACATCTCTGTGAGGACCATTATGAGGATCAGCTTTATTCTGATTCTTACTTCGAATGTGATACGTGTAACCGTCTCATGATTATGAACTACACGTGGGAGAATTATTACCGTGTGGGGGATGGTTACATTCAGTGCCTTAAGTGTGCCTTCAAGGAATTTATTGAAGAGCCTACAAACGCTATCACAATGGATAATTTGGATGAGGTTATGGATGATATCGCTGAACGTCGGCTTGAAGCTTTGGGTGAAAGGTGTCCCCATTTAATAGCCGTGGGGTCTGATTACTGGAAAGAGTATTTGAACTTCGAAGCCAACCACGAATTCTCTGAATGGGAGCCGGGTGGAACATTGGGTACTTCGTGGGTTCGATTCAGTAATGATATCAGGCTGGCCGTCAGGGACACTGGCATAGTCTACCTGATAATGGATGCCGCTTATCAGTGGAGTATTAGCATCGGTATTTATGTGCCGATAACAAAGGAGGCAATATCATGATACTATATGGGTTAATAATGGCTTTCGTGACCATTGCGGTCATTCTTACGCTCCATGCTTTCTTCCCCGATTTCCGGAGGACTGTACAAACCACACTATCCTACTTTACCTTTCCTGTTAAGGATAGGGAAGAGAAGACCCACAAATACAAGTCCAAACGGAAGTGGGTGCCGGATATGGAAGAGAAGGATTCATGGAGAATACTTTTTTATGAACTGGGGCTCATGCCCTGTTGCCGGGGAAATATGAAATTCTTTGAAGGCCCCCGTGGTGGCATGGCTACGAATATCAAGTGTGCTCATTGTAGCCATAAATGGAATATAACGCCGGGATTTGCACAATATATTGAAAATATAGGCGGAGCACTGCCTGTAATGGTTCCGGACCCAAGTGATCCTCATAACATGGAGATAGCAGAAATGAGGCAAAACGGATGAATAAGGATATCCGATTCACTCAGAGGGGTGCGGAGCTTTCCCGTGAACTGCGGCGAATGCACGAAGAGTCTGCGGACTTATCGGCCAGTTTAGCTCACGTGGGATTCAGTCGTCTATCTAAGACATTTCATAAACATTCCAAGTCTTTGTTGAAACTGTCGGGAGAACTCCGGGAACTCATCGGTGATAAAGTTGATGAGGATATGAGGAATGCCAGAGGTATGACCAAGGCTGTGATTGAGAGTGCGTTGGTCGGGGCGAAACTGGAGAAACAGAATCATGAATAATCTTTCTGTGGTACAAGAATGGCTTGCCTTATGTACCTTGAAACAACAGACAGTATTACTGTCAGCATTACGGGGGTGTGATGGGAAATATAAGGAGGACTACAGCAAGCCCTTTACCCGGAAGCTCAGGTCTGTGTTATTGAAGAACGCTGGCGGGATACAATTAACCGGGAAGTTTATGGCGGATTTTGTGGGAGTGGAAGAGCTTACAAAGTTCATATCGAATCTTGACCATTACCCCATGCATTGGTTATTGCATTTTACTCATGCGGTAGAGATTGCCGGGTACAAACATCCTGACCCCGCCATTCGAGATTTTTGGTATACTCTGTATTTGGAAATTTGTAATGTATTACATATGAATCCTGAAACTGAAAAACAATTGGATGAGCGGTTGGTGGATATCATAGGAGAAGAGAATAATGAATCTGGATAACCTACCCACATCTGAATATATTATCCTTCGTGATAAGGTGACCAAATATGTCCGGAGTTTCCAACTCCGCTCTGGGATGATGGATTGTCCCACTATTGAACGCATAGCTAAAAGCCTTAGACTTAAACAGGCGAATGTGTTAGAATTCTGTGAGGACGCTGAGACCTTGTGTGTAAATATAGGCTTTCAGATTCCACAAGTGGGATGGGCGGTTTATGACAGAATAGGGGAATATCAGATTGAATGCTTATCAGACGAAATCTGGATAGAACACGAAAGGAGACAGCGCCGTGGTAGATATAACAATGTGCAAAGGTGAAACAGGAGAACTTGATGAAAAGAGGGTATGTCCTGTTCGTGGTGACTGTTACAGGTATACGGCTTCGGCCGATCCCTACTGGCAAAGTTACTTTGTGAACACGCCATATAAATGGCAAAACGATGATTGCCAAAATTTCATGAATAACGAAATCAAACCATAAATACTTTGACAAGGAGATATTTATGAATTTCGCAGAGGCAAGAAAAGTCTTTGGATCAGAAGACATTGAAGAATCCCGTTCGTGGTTGGGATATATCGATGAGTCCAGCTTATCAAGAGTCTGGAGACTCATGGAGAAGCCGTTTGCTATCCTTACAGCGTTCAGGGGGCAGTTGGACCTGAAGACCAACCAAAAGCGTAACAGAGAGCTTCTGAGCGCCTTAAATGGTATGGGTATGGGTCCACACCTCCTTATTGGGCACTGGCAAGAAGCACCTGATGGTTTCGCCGTCACGGGGTCCGGGAATTCGTTGGTCATCGTGACACCGGACGGTCAGCGTTTACCTCTGGCCAAGGCTGTCAGTGATGGTATCGTTCAGGATGTTACGGAGGAATCATTTTTCGTACCCATACCGGCAGATATGACTTATATAGAATTCGTGGAGACCATCACCAAGTTCGTTAAGAAGTACAAACAAGACGCCGCCATTCTGGGAGATGGGGAGAATATGTATTTCCTAACACGAAGTGGAAGATTGACAAAGTTTGCCTCCACCGCCGCATTCGGAAAGATCGCTCAGGCGTATAGCCAGCTTCGTAAAAAGCCGGGGGTTCCGTTCGTCTTTGAAGGTGTGACCCAGCCACAAGGCGTCATCTCCAGAATGGCTTTTGCTTTTTTGGGACTTCATTACATTCACGACATGTGATAAATTATCTTGACATCATCATTATAATTGGTTACATTTTGAGTAGGAGGTTAATCATGTTTATTATTGGTATTAAAGATGGTAAATTCGAACTTCATAGACAAGGATATGAAGGACGGGTTTTCGAACTGCATGACAAGGAAGGGCTTAAGGAGCATTTCCAAAGATTGGGTATAACCAATATTATGTCATCATCATCCATGAACTGGCCCGAAGATTGTGGAGTTTCAGAAGACGTGATGACTGTCGGAGAGATTGCTGATATCGTTAAGTACGCTCTGTCATGGCAGGGGGAAGTTCCCGTCGATTTCCGTGATCTTCCCGGTTATACCACAAAGGATAAAACTGAAGGTCTTATCCATACGTTGGAAGGTGGTATCAACATTATGGGTAATGATTTCGCTGAGGTGTTAAAGGAGAAGATTCCTCATATGCACAGGACGCTTCAGCAAGGTCTTATGAGGGATATAGTGAAGCCCATTATTGAGGTGTTTGCTGAACTCTGGGAGAATGGTGAAATTGATCCCCGAAATGAGGCAACCTGTGAGGCGGCATCGAAACTGAAGGAGGTAATGGATAGTTATGGCTTCCCATGTATCTAAACCGAAAAGACGCAGGGTCAGTAGTAGAGACCCGGCTGAACCAAAGCCGAAGAAGGTAATCCAGAAAAAGGGTTATACTGTTCAAGGGAAGGCCGCTCAAACAAGAATGTGCCGATGGTGTTATGGCTCTGGTAAATTGGATGGCAAACCTTGCTCATGGTGTAAAGGAACAGGACATGTCAAAGGATGAGTATAAAAGACATGCTGGGAAAGGCGTCCGTTGGCGCTGTCCTTGCTGTGATCCCAAACCAAAAGATCGCCCGGTGTATCGCCGTCAGGCTAGACGCCGTGTGAAAACCATGGACCGTGTAGAATTTCTGAAAGGAGAATACGATGGCGGCAACCCCATCTCCAACTAAATTCACACCAGAGTTTAAGCCTTATGAATATCATATCGATTTCGAACCTTATAGAAAGAAGAGGCCGAACAGAGGTATGAATAGCCGGGGATCAACCCGTATCAAACCTGATCGCCGTTACAAGAAGAGTGGCCGGTAATGACACTCATCAGGCAATGTGACAATCCTTTGTGTTCTCGTTGGTATAAAGACAGTCTGAGAAAATGTCCTGAGTGTGAGTGTGTAGTATCAACCCCATATACCACAGATGATGCCATCCAGTTCCTCAATGAGTACAAAATTAATTATTCTGACTGGAAACAGAAAAGGAGACCCAGATAATGGCCGCTACACCTTCACCATCAAACGCTACGTTTGGTCCTGAACCCACGGCCAAGGAAAAGAGTGACGCTATGGCCAAAGCTCAGATGGCCGGACTATTTGGGAGCATGGCCGACTTCCTGTCTCAGCCTTCCCATAGGCATTGGGCCGGGGTAGGTCCAGCGCCAAAAACGAAGGATAAGAACCGGGCCAAAAAGAAGAGTCGGAATAAAATGGCCAAAGCCAGTCGCAGAAAAAATCGATAAGGAATATCAAAATGGGTGAGGTAGGAGTAACTTGTACATGTGACAATGATATGGTGTTTTGTAGAGATTGCCATGTTGATGAAATTAATCGTCTCAATTCTAAAAATGAAGAATTTGAGATTGTGGTAAATGCGGCGAAGTTATTTCAAGAATATGTAGGAGCTTCGTGTGAACACGATGACGATAAAGAGTTTTTTAAAAGTTGTGAGCGTTGTCAATTATCGGTGAGCTTGCGTACAAAAATCGAGGCTCTGGATAAATAAATAGTAACAAAACTTCAATATCATGATATAATGAGGGCTTATGGAAGCTGAAATTCAAACATTAAAGGTAAAGCTGGAAGCGCTGGAAACCCAGCATAACAAGCTTATAGAGAAGCATGAAGAGTCTCGTGAGATGAATATCTTATATGGGACCACCATACATGTTATGCTCCAAGCACTGCGTATTTACGCCAATGAAGAAATGTGGGCAGAAGATGAGAACGGTAAGCGCACATTTTTCGGAGACGGTGAACAACACGGTTTTGAACTTGCATTGCATTCACTTATCGAGATAGGGGCCATTAAACAGGAGGATGAGGATGAGTAGCAAATCAATTGAGTGGTATCTACTAAATGGGTGTGAGTTGTGCAATCCTTCTTTAGAGATGTTTGTATTAGTTTATACGGCAACTGTAGGTAATCCTTGCAATGGTTGTAATTGTAAGGGCACTTGTAAGGCATGGCCATTAATCAATCACCCGACTGCAAAATTACATCCCACCAAAAAAGTAGAGACAAATGCTGATATAGCAGAACGTCTTGGTATTAGTAAACGTCAAGTTGCAAAGATGAGACGTGAAGGAAAACTTTAACACTGAAAGGATGATGAGCAAATGCTGATAGAAATTAAATGTGTTATTTGTGGACATAAAGAAAAAGTGGAACCTTCATTTGATGCGCCAACGTGTTCGGAATGCTTTGGTCCAGTTACAGCGGTAAGTGCTGAATTGAAAGAGGGCGTGATATGAAAATGATGGGTAATTGTAGAATTCCCAAAATCATAGATTGTCCATTTCTTTTAGCTCCATCTGATCATTCTGGATATACAGGAAAATCTGGATTCTGGACATGGTGGAATTGCAAACTTCACAAAATACCCATTCGGTATATTACATCATGTGAATTAGCCGGAGACGAAAACCTAATGACAAACACATTCATAGAGTATCAGTATGAACAGGGTCAAAAGGAAATGAAAGAAAATTCTATATAACATTCATGAAAAACTGTGATATAGTATGAAAAATGATTATTTAATGCTTGTTTGGTGGAGGAACGTTTATAATGGTAAAAAGTCTCACTTCCCAGTTGGCTAAAATTTCTTCATTTGACGTTGGGGGTATGGGCGCAGAAGGGTTGGATATTCCATATTACATTCCCTCTTCTATTCTCGGTCTCAACGCACTTATCACGGCCGATATTTATAAAGGATTCCCGGCCACACTCATTACTCAAATATCAGGACCACCCGGTTGCGGCAAGACTCGTATCGCCGTGGATGCCGCACAGAACTGTCAAGCTATAGGTGGTGAGGTTTTTTGGATTGACACAGAACGTGCCATGACCCAAGAAGGTCTCATGTCTGACAAACTTGATCCAGAACGGATGTTTGTTGGGGTTTGTAATGTGGCTGAAGAGGTTACTATTGAGCTTCGAAACATGTTAGGAGCAGTCAAAAAAATGCGAGATGGGGGTGATAATACCCCATTGCTTGTTGTGGTGGATTCCATTGGGAACCTCATGTCCATGTTGGAAGTTTCCCAGATTGAGGGTGGAGAAATTAAGGCTGATCCCGGCCGAAGGGCACAGGCTATCAAACAGATATTCCGGGCCTCTATTACTCCAGTATTGGCCGCCAAGGTTGTTATGATCGTCATCAACCATGAATACACCGCCATTGGTGAAGGTAAGTTCGCCGCCAACAAGCAGTCCGGTGGTCACGGCACTGTCTATCTGTCTAGCATCACCATCTCTATGACTAAGGCTCAAGAGAAAGAAGATACTCTTATTGTGGGCGCTAATATGAAAATGCAGACCACAAAGAATAGACTGGCCAGAGAACGTCAGAAGATGAACGCCCGGTTATTCTTCGACACTGGGTTCAACCCTTACGTGGGGCTCCTACCCTATGCGATTGAGGCCGGGGCTATTGTTAAGAAGGATAAGAAATTCATTGTTCCACATATTGATGCCAAGAAAACTTTCTGGGAGAAGAGCTTATATAGAGAAGAAGTTTTCACGCCAGAGTTATTGAAAGAGATAGCGCCGGTCGTGACCAAGTTCTTCGCCTATGGGTCAGAGGAAATCTCTTCAGCCGCTGTTGAAATGGAACAAGAGGCGCTGGAGACAGAGGTATTGGGGGATGAAGATAATTAATGGCTATAAGAGTAAGGTTATTGAAAGGAAGATGGGTAGCTTTCTGTGCGGCCGTTACTGACCCAGAACCCAAAGATTTATATGTTGACGATGCTCAGGATCATGCATTAAGGCGTAAATATATCGCTGATTATTTGAGAGAAGGGTTAATATCAAAAACTGATTATAAAAAGGATACAAAGATGAAGAGTAAACAAAACTCCGGATATCAACCAGAAGGAGAGGATATATTGAACCCAGTTCCTCCGCATGGAGAATCTATTTTAAAACCTCCCATGCATACCATCAATTATGGACGGGGGATTAGGTTGGAAATTTCTCTGGATATCCTGAAAACGATACTTGCTTCCAAATCTATTCCCCAGTCACAATTAGAAGCTTTGGTGGAAAAGTCTGTTAAGATAGCAGACCTCCTGATTGAAAAGGTGGGGGTGACATGAGACTAATTGTAGGATTGATTAATTTATTAGTGGTTGTGATCATCGTTGTTTTATTAGGGGTGGCGTACACCGAAACTACTCAATCCAATGAGCAAAACAAAAACCCGGCACCCGCTGAATCTGAGATAATCCATTCGTCTCTGAGCGGAGTGGTAAGTGATACTATAGATCAATGGTCTTCTGATGAAGGAGATGAGGTCGCATATTTAAACACTCTTGGTAATAATAAGAATTGGGTTGTTACCAACGAATATCCCAACATTGTAGCTTTTACCGGATCACTCTATAACCTTGGAACCACTTATGGTTATGCCAAGGAGTTATATTTCCAAGGTGAGACAGACGGTAGCTGGTTGAAAATTGACCTTGACACGTGGGAAATAACCATCTCTAAAGAACTTGATATGGACGCCGCTTCCTTGATGTTCATCCGGGGAGTGCAATATTACGCTGAGGACCGGATAGAGTATCTGGAACGAATTCTTAATCAAAAAGGGATACCTTATGAGTGATGAAAAAAGCATTGAACGTTTCCGAACCATTCTCAACAATGAGGGGTACACAGACTGGACCATCAAATTGATTGGTGACGGTGGTCTCTGTATCCATAAAACGAAAGAGATATGGCTTGGGGAAGATTGCCGTTATGACCTCCCGATGTTCCTTCATGAGATGGCTCATATAAAAGTCCCCAACCATGAAGGGAGTTTCGTTGACCATTTCACATATCTGATCCGGAAGTATATGTCTGATGCTCCCATCATGTGGAATGTTTATTCCATGACCGGGAAGATTACAAGTCCCGGTTGGACGTTTCAAATCTGTAAATACTGTGGCCGGGAACAGAGATTGGATTTCTACGCCGAAAATAACATTTGGGAGCGGGTAGCCGGACCAGAACTTTGTGGTAAGGTTTTGTGTCTGGAGTGTTTTCTATTACTAGCGGATTCAAAAGGCATTTCTTTAACTAAAGAAGATGTATGGCCTATATGCATCATATCCAAATCGGGGTGGAGTTGGGATATGAGGGGTGGTTTCGAAACTGGGGCATTGCGGTGTGATGATGACGGTCATTGGTATGTGATGCCACTAAATAGAACCACTCTTTTCAGCGAATTGTTATCTAAAAGAGATTGGAAACGGTTCGGTGATGAATTCGAACAGTACAGAATAGATGGTGGTCCACAACACGCACCTGTTCTTTTACAAAAGAGGTTGGAGTAAGTTTATGACCGATTTAAAGGCTGAATTAGAAAAAGAGTATACCATCTTTATAGAATATTCTAATGGGGATCATTCTGAGTTTATGGTTAATTACACTAACGCTCGGAATATTGTGACCGTTCTTAAAGAAGGTGATCCACCCCCGGTTATCTCTTTTGTTGATTTGAATGAAGAGGATATTTTTCCCTTTACAAACAAGATCGATATCATTAGAATACAGGAAATGAGGGAAGAAGAGATGGAGAATTTATAATGAGCAAGAAACGGTTAATTGAACAAGCTAACGAAGCCTACTATGAGGATGATACTCCTGTCCTGACGGATGAGGAATTTGATCTTCTGGCAGAGTCCGGGTTGGAACGTGCTGAAGGACATACGTTCAGGAAGAAAGTCAAACACACCATCCCCATGGGCTCCCTGTCCAAGATCAAGACCTTTGAAGATTTCAAAGCGTGGGTACATAAATACCCGGACGCCAAGTTTATCGTCACCCCCAAAATTGACGGAAATTCAATCGCCGTTACCTACATTGATGGTCATCTGAAGACGGCTGTTACACGTGGGGATGGCATCCATGGGAATGATTGTACAGACAAGGTGAAAGCATCCGGGAATATTCTTCACCGTTTACGCAAACCTGTCAACTTGACTGTTCGGTGTGAGGCTGTCATTCCCAAAGAGAATCAAGCCTACTTTGAAAAGAATATCCGGAACGTTGCATCCGGCCTCTTGAATTCTAAGGAGGTCTCTCAGGGGGTCAACCTCCTGAAGTTCATGGTCTTCGATTCCGCTCTGTTGGATGATGAGAAAATTTATCAACCCACAAATTGGATGCTTCACCAAGAGGAAATACAGGATCATGGTTTCTACTGGATAAAACCTTACATGCTTATAGGTAATGCCAAAACCATGTATGAGAATGTGGAGAGTTGGTTCAAAAGCTGGGATACATCATTCCCTTACTTTATTGACGGGGTTGTGGTGGAGGCTCTGGATGAAAATGGCAACCATCTGGAGAAGGAAGGTAAACATCCGGCTCATATGATCGCCGTGAAGTTCCAGAGACCGCCTGTAAGGGCAATAATTGATAAAGTGGAGTGGACGTTGGGGATGCATAACAAATTAGCTCCTGTGCTTGTCCTAGAGACTCCTGTGACCATTGATGGAACATCTGTCCAGCGTATATCAGCCAGCAACTACGGAATCATGTGTGCGGCTGGATTGTGGCCGGGTGCTGAAGTGGGAGTGATTAAGTCTGGGGACATTATTCCCTACATCGCTGAGGTTTACCAAAGAAGCGTTCATGAAAACATCGTGGTGTGTCCGGAGTGTAAAAGACAGGCTGAAATTGATGATCGTCGGATAGATTTGATATGTCCTTATAATGATTGTCAGGGGAAGGAAATTATTAAACTCCAGACAGTGTTTCGGGTGCTGGACATTGACGGCATTTCTGACAAGACCATTGAGAATTTATACCGTGAGGGGTTTCAAACACTGGAGCTTATCTTTAAAGCCTTTCCATATGAGCTTGCACGGTTAGAGGGGTGGGGGGAAAAGAGCGCTGAGGTGTTCTTGAATTCTCTTCGGGGTGTGTCTATGACAGAGGCCCAGATAATTGCGGCCACCGGTATCAAAGGTATTGCTTTGAAACAGGCAGAAAAGTTGATGTATGCTTATGGGTCTTTGGAAGACCTAGTGCGGGATGTACGCACTATGGGCGGCCTTAAGATTATTGATGGTTTCGGAGACATCCTCTCCAAACAAGTGGTGGATAATATGCGAATTATTATGGAGATGGCCATACAAGTGGTTTTGTCTGGCATCTCCATTAAAGTCGTTATTGACATGCCTCTTGTTCCTGTCTGTGTTACCGGCCCTCATCCAACTATGGGACGTAAGGAGTTTTCCCGTTTCCTAGAGGGACATGGATACAAGATGGTGTCCAGCGTTACAAAGGAATGTAAGATCGTCTTGACGGCGGACACTACCAGCAACTCTGGTAAGATGAAGAAGGCCAAGGCTAGAGAGGACGTGGAGATCATGTTGTATGAGGACTTCGAAGACTGGTTATTGGTCAATCAGGTGAAGGACCGATAGGGGGATATCATGACAGAGAAAATTCACGTTCTTGATGTACCAATGGAAGGACAATTTGAAGGAGAAACAATCCGGGATTATCTCCGGGAACTGTTCTTGACTCTTTGGGATGAAGGAGAAGGTTTCTCTGGTAAGCGCCCATTCGGAAACAGTGGGTGGGAGTATGATTTGTATATCCCTCTAGTCAGACATGGCTTCATTAAAGGCACTATCGATAAAGAGTACGATGATGTCTCAGTGGGGGACAAAAAGGAAGCGCATAACTTTGTGCGTAAAATAATCGAAGGAGTATTCGTATGACAGATAAAGAGATGGCGGAATATATAGGAATTCGTAAAGAGAGTATGGGAACGTGGGAACGTATTCCGAAGAATATCAAGGTTCTTATTCGTAGTCTCATCCTGAACAAAAAGTCTATGGAGGAAGACCTTGCGGCCGTTCTCGGCAAAACCTCTAAAAGTCATTTGTTTTTGATGAACTTCGGAGTCGCCGGAAAAAATACTCCCATCCCGGCTGATACCTCTATCCGCTTCCTGCTTAACCCAGAGACAGACGCATACCTTGAGGTTAAGTCCAATGGTGAAGGGGTTGAGCTTCGGTCCAGCAAGAAAATATTCATATCTCCCCGGACAGCGAATATCGCTGATATCAGGGTGGCTATGGGCCTTGGGTTCGATGGAACTCAACAAAAGAAAAAGAGGGGTGGACGGCCACGGGCGGCGGCCAACGCATGATTAAAAGATGTTTTCTTAAACATAAGTGGAAGAAATGGATTCCGCTTTATGGTAATCGCCTTTACATTACTCGGATGATACGGCACTGTACCAACTGTCCGTATGTTCAGGTGAAACGGTTGGAGGAATACTGGGTTACCTCTACATACCCCAATAGGATATCAGGGATGACAGGAAAGGTTGTTAAAATTCCTCCTGTTTTAAGAGGATCACCAAAATGAATACTGTGTTCTGTTTATATTACGAAGGCTATGAGGGTGACTTCCTAATACAAATATTCTCTACCTCTGAGAAGGCGATGACGTATGTTACGAAGAAGAGATTGTCTAAGAAAGATCATCGTTTGGATGAAGTGGAAGTTGATTCAGATATGCATTGTAGAACGTGGTGGCCGACCTATTACAAGGATGATATGTCTGGCCAGCCGGAGCCTTGGCCTAACCAAATTTAATCGAACAGTTTTTATTACATTCCGCCGGAACCAGACCCACTTAAATAAGCATCACCGTCTTTCATTGCTTTCGACAATACGCTGGTCGGTATTTTTCCACCACCACTAAGAACGGTGTTGGCTCCCTGTTTGCCGGTAATTTTATAACGTGCGGGTTTTACACCATTGATTTCTTTTTTAAGAATAATGTAAGACCCTGCGGTAAATTCGTTGAGTAACACATCTTCAAATTTCATCTATAACCCCCTTCTATGATACGTAGGCAATGACTTCAAATGTTCCGGAGTCCATCTTATGCCATGTCATCACGAACTGAGTATTGGTGAATGGGGTGAAGAATTTCACGCCTTTATAGTTAGTCTCTGTTTCTGTCGGGGCCAGAGGAACCAACATTTTCCCACTCTTGCCAGTGACGAATCCCTCCCACTCTGTGCTGTCTTCCTGTAGGATAACCAGCCCCACCCCATGAAGAGCTTTGATAATTTCTTTAATAGGAACGTTCGGGAAGTATGTTTGCTCCAGAGCCTTTTCCAGTGCCCGGTTACCCTTTTTCTTTAAGGCGCTTTTGATAGGGGTTTGGGTCATGGTTTCGATGGCGTTGGTGGCGTCAGACGGGGACATTTCTCGTAAAGATTTACCGTACCGTATGACTGCGGCCTTGTCCAGTATTTCCTGATACACCCAGTCCTGAACCCGTGCTAAACGCTTGGGAGGAACGTAAGGCATATGCCACCGTGTAGCTTCTGTGTAGAGTTTTCCAAAACTCATTAGTGCCTTCCCACCCAGCCAATGGCCAACTCACCAATAATCTTCTCCGGCTTCTCAGCGTTCTTTTTGTTGACAATAGCAATCTTTCCGCCCTTATAAGTGAGTAACCAGACAGGGGGTGCGGGGGGTTCTGTGTTAAGAAAGTAATCTTTACTCTCTTTGAACCCAAGAGATTTCAACGCCTCCCCAACGTCCATGAATTTCTTTCCAGTCACGGCACGGGCTATCTTATCAATAATTTCCCAACCAGATGATTTTTCTGTTAGGGTGTTTTTGAATTTCATTGGCGTCTCCTGCAAGCCCATAGATGAATTTTGTACATGAGGTCCGTTAACCATTCCATTAATATGCCCCGTGAAATTTTTTATACTGAACCGGGTCAAGGTCTTCTTTTACTTTGGTAAAAAATGTTTCCCGTACTATGGCACAATACTTGCTAAGTTCTGGGGGCATATACCCCTCAATGTCAGCAATGTCAGCAATGTTTTTGAAAATCCGCTCGTAATTGGTGTATAGTCTGTAGCTAACATCTATCCATCCGGATTGGGTAGTTACTCTCATCAACCGGGCTCCTTCTATAAGAGCTTCAGTGTGATGGTTGATATCAGTAAGTTCTGCAATTTCCTTTACTGTTTTGTTAAAATAAGCAGACTTTTCAATCAATGTATTCTTCATGACTACCTCCTTGGTTATCATCTCAAATTCACTATAACCATTTATTAGGAGGTTGTCAAGAATTATAGTTTTACTTGACCCGTCTTGTAAGCGTTCCACACAGCATCATAATACATCTTTAAATGTCCTTGTTTGGATGAGGCAGTGTTGTTCAGTCCTTCCAGAGCGCCAAGAATGGCCTCCTGTTGTTTAGGGGATACAAGGGCTCCAAAAATATCTTGGAAAATATCTGTGATATCCCTCATGGCATCAAAGGCATCATAATTCCCTCGGTTCTTGAGATACCATGACAGATATTCCCCCAGTTTTTTCTTCAAGAGGGATGGACCGCTGACGATTTCGTTCAGGACTTTTTCGAATTTCATGGCTACTCCTTGTTATCACCCTTATCATCACCGCCGCCGGAAACAGCATTGGCTACAGAGGTGAAAGCATCGGAAAGCTTGTCCATGAATTTGGTGGCCAGAGGATCATCACTGGCGGCCAACCCCTTGAGAAGTTGTACGCCTTTCATCTGCTCTTTATTGTCACCCTTGAAATCGGTATCGCTGAGGCTTTTGATAACGCCCTTTATATCAACCGCTTCTTCGATAATCTTTTCCTTGGCACCCTTTTCATTCGCCTCAGTAATAAGATTTTGGATATCTTTTACGCTCCGCATAACTGTCTCCCTTATTTGTTAATCAGTTTACTGATAGAATCTTCCAATTCTTTTACAGCAAATTTTACATCCCCATCTTCTGTTAATGCTGTATAATAATCACCGGATTGTTTTACTGGAGATTTTTTCATTCCTCTCAGGATGGATATAAGTTTCCCGTTTTTCCATACTCCCTTATATTGTTTCCCGTCCAGAATAATGGAGCCTTTACCTTTACCTTTGGAATAAGAGGAAATCTTAACAGAAACCACAACCTCTGTTATATATTCTTGGAATCTCTTCATACGAAAATCCTTTCAAGACGTTTCTGGAGATCGGCCCTTCCAGATACTTGATTGAAGTTTGCCAGAAGACCTCTCATATATTCCCGTGCCTTCGTGATACTCCAATTATTTAAACTTCCCCCAGCCGTGGACAAGATATCCCTATCCGGATTATATGTGAGTAGAGCGTTGCTCATTACTTTTTTGAGATGGACCACATCTCCACCCTTCATATCAAGTGCGGCTATCATATCCTGAAAAACAGACTTTGCTTCAGTGGACCATTTGACGGATACTTTAGGCCAAGTTTCTTCCAGAACGTCCCCGAATCTCATTACGGTGTATATGCTACACACTCTACAATGTGAGCATCCAAATCAATGGATTGAATGATAGAAGTATCAAGACCGTTATCATCTTGAACAGTCTCACCTTCAATGGATTGAATGATAGAAGTATCAAGACCATCATCATCTTGAACAGTTTCGCCATCTTCAAACTTTCCGGTTAATACGGTCACGGTAATATCATTTACGTTAATCGCATCAATAGTTGCTGTGGCTCCTGATGTTAATCCGGTAAGGATATCTGATACAGCATGACCGAGAGCATCATCAACCGCAAGTGTTACAGTGTCTTCAAACACTCCTGACGTAACAGTAACGGTAATATCGTTCCCGTCAATCGCATCAATAACTCCTGTAGCTCCTGATGTTAATCCAGTAAGGGTATCTAATACAGCATGAACGGAGGCATTGTCTACCGTAAGTGTTACAATTTCGCTGGTTACAGTAACTCGTACAAACGTTTCAGGAGGATAAGTTTCAACAGGGATACGTTTTGTTGTATCGATAGCAACAATAACCGGGGCGGCAAGTATACTTACCCACCCACTTAATAGACCAACGTAAACCTCAATATCATCAACGTTTATGGCCCCGTCCCCAACTGCTGAAACATACAACAACATTTCTTGTTTACCACCTTGAGCAATTTTCCGAACAATCCCAGCACCATCAGGCACACGCCGCTCAACACCCAGAGGTCTGGTTTGACCTTTACGGAACAGAACTATGGCTCTGTTAACTTCTCCAGTGTCAGACTGTAAAGCCATTATTACTTCCTCCAGATATTACGGGGTGACAGGGGCAAATTCTATTCTATGATCAAACAACGCCCCATCCATAGTAATACGGACATGTGTCTCTGTAGGATATGTTTCGATCAATCTTCGAATTGAGATATCTGCGTCAATAGTAACCGGGGCCGCAAGTAAACTTACCCAAGACTGGGTAGCTGACACGTAGACTTCGATGTCATCAAGGTCTACTGTAACAGCCGGATCAGCGTTTGTAATATAGAGCGCAACTTGTTGTGACCCACCCATTGCCTTTTTACGAACAACAGTGCTCCCATCCGGCATACGTTTTTCCAGTGGATCAGGAGCCGTAGGAGATTTGCGGAATAATACAGTTAAAGCGGTAACTTCACCGGTATCGGAAAGTAGAGGCATTATTAATCTTTCTGGCGACTAAGAAAATCTGTTGCTTCAGCAATAAGGTCAGACTTCCGCTCATTCTTTTTCGCCTGTTTTTCTTCACGCTTCTCCTTGAGTTTATCCTTATCCCAATCACCATCCATGGCAGACTGAACAAGGGCTCTCAGTTCTTCGTAGCTTGCTTTCATATCTATGTCTCCTATAAGGTTAGTATAGTTCTTTTAAGTATTTATATGAGTTCTTCTGAAAATGGGGTCTGGTAGTTTAACCGCTAATAATTAGCACTATAAACCCTAACTTTTTAGGGCAAAATCTTTGAAATATAGTCATTTAATACTTGACATAAGGGGTAAAAATAGTTATATTATAAGTGGAGGTAGATGAAAGGAGATTGAAATGTCCAAGGCATTTAAAGTAGAAGTTAAAGGAACTGTGGCGGTGGCAAAAGTGACGGCCAAGAAGTTTGGAGTTGCCCCCCTTACTGCCATTAAAGAGCGCTTCTATGGTGTAACGGAAGCGGTCACTGCCGGGACTGAGACTGCTCTTGAGAAGTGGTTCGGGGCTGTCGAAGAAGGTCCGGGCACTCTTCTTACTTTCAAGACTGCATAGGAGGTAGTCATGGCCGAAGCGAAACTTCACTATTTAAAGAAAACCCTCCGACACGGAGCGTGGGATGTTCATAGTGCCTGTGGCCGGGGCAAGTTCCTGACAGAGAGTCTGGACGCCACCACTTGTAAGAGATGTCGGAAATCTCCCGCATGGAAATCAACCAGACTGTCGAAACTGATATTTCTTCCCTTCTATAAGAAGAAGATGGACCCGGCGCTGGTTAAGATGGTTAAGGAAGCTCCAGAGGTTGTTCATCTTCTGGACGTAACCAAAACGGGTGTCAAGAGTGCTGAGTGCGGCGCAACGGTTCCTCTGGATGATCTTAAAGTTCCTTTCCGAAATCCTTCCGCTCTGGAACTCATCACGTGTCCCGCATGTTATGAGAAGCTGGACACGGAGTTAAAGGAACTGGAAAAGAGACTGGCCGCTGATGATAAGATGAGACTGGCCGCTGGTAAAGCAAGGATAGAGGCCATGAGAAAAAGGAGTTGAACTCAGGCTCAGGCGGGAATTTCTTAGGATCAACGATTCCATTAAGAACCTATTAATTTGACAAACCCAACAAAATGGTTATATTATAGATGGAGGTAAGAAACATCAGCGAAAGGAGGACATCATGACAAACGTTACAAAAGTCAGAAGGACTAAAGATACCATCATTCATTATACGAGGACGGTAACGTTCAGCAAGCACCACACTCCTTGTGGGTTGAGTTTGAGAACTTCTGATGAGAGAACTACCAGCTTCGTGGAATACGTGACTTGTAAGAAATGTGCGGAGTACCTTTTTAAGAAAGCTAAGAAGGTGCTGGCCGTCGCAACCATGAAGGAGAAGTAATGGCAAGACCACGTGATAGTCAAAGGTCCGCAGTGTACAGGTGGGAAGCCACTATTCGTCGGGAACTAGTTCCTTATGATTACCGCAAGGAACTTCTGTCTTTACCATCCTGTAGGGCGCTGGTCAAGAAAATAGCCGAAGATTATGATATCAAAGCTCCAGAAGTGAAAGACGGTAGGGGCACTACTACCGCTTATGCTTATGGTGGGTGGGCCGTAGGATTTCCCAGATGGGCACGGAGGCCAGTGACTATCATTCATGAGATGGCTCATATTATTCTCTACCGGAGAATCAGGGAATCGTTATCTGCTCATGGCCGGGAGTTCGCTTCCCTTGTCCTTGATATGTACAAGCGTTATCTGGGGATCGATCACGTGAAGGCTCGGAAGATGGCAATCGTTCAGAAACCCCGTAGGGTCCGGTTCGCCAAGATGGTTGACATCCCGAAACCCATAAAGAAGGTTTATAAACTGAAGCCTGTTGTTATAGCGGCTTCGAAGGAGAAGTGATGTTTGGAATGAGTCTACTCAGCACAATAAACACACGTGGAGATGTTGAATTTACGTTTGTTAAACTGACAGCCACAACCAGAGGAATGGAGCTTGATTATGGTTGGGTGCTGAAAGTCTCCTCCCTTTTGGAACTTATGAATTATCATATGTGCCAGTCACATGCGGCGGAGGCTTTCCTTGACTATTCAGCGGTAGTCTCTAAGAAGCAGAAACATTTCGCCAATGATCGGGCACAGACAGCCCAGATATTTGCCGAACTTAAAGGCACGGCTGTTATCAAAGAACTTTGTAACATGGGAGCCAAGTCTTTCGAAGCTCAGTGTAAAGGTCTTGAGGCCAAAGGCGTCATTTATATCCAGCATACCGGAGGTTGGATGACGTGGGATGAAGAGAATGTCTGGGAAGAGGAAGAGTGGTCCAGAGATCATCTGATATTTCCGGACTCCGATGAAATTAGAGTCTTACAGTGGCCGGGTGGTGAACACTGGTATGCCAAGATAGGCGCTGTGGATGTGGTCATTGATGGTGAACAGAAATGGAATACCTTCAATGAAGCCGATACCGCCGCCAAGCGGTTCGTAGATGAAAGGATAACGTCATGAGAAGGATGATGAACGTAAAATCAGCAACCAACGAATTGGACTTGGATAAGTCCAAGATGCTTACCTTCGAAATAGAGGGGTATGAGGGTGGGATAAAATGTTTCATCAACCAACAGTCCTACAGGGTCCGTAAGATGAAAGAAAAACTTGTCCATGAATTGGGGATCGATGAGGAAATCGTCTGCGCCTTCAAAGAAGCGGTGTTGGATGAGGACCGTGAAGACAGGCGTTATGACGGCTGTTGTAATTGCTAGGTATTTATTCCTTGACATGGGGGTTAATAATAGTTATATTGTAGGTGAAAGGGAGGTAACAAACTATGGCAACGAAAATGACTGCAAAGAATAAGGCCGATGTCGCTCTTTACGAAAGGGCACTGGCGGCCGGGGAAGCGGCGCTGATTGCGGCTACACCCACACCAATGGTTGTGGGTGAAGCAAAAGACCTCTTCTCCAATGAGTTTAAAGAAGGTGCCAAACTTCACTTCGTGGAAGGTGGCGTGTGCGGGTTCGCATGGGTTAATGTAAGGTCCAGAAATGGTGGACTGAAGTTCATCAACTCTCTGGCCAAGGCTGGTCTGGCCAAGAAGGGTGATGATTATTCCCATGATGGCACCACCATTAACACCCGGTTCCGGAAAGATCACTATTATGGTGGTTATACTTTCTGGGTGAAGGAAGGTGACCAGAGCATGGAGCGTAAAGAAGCTTTCGCTAATGCCTTTGCCAAAGTTCTCACCGAGACTGGCATGACGGCCTACGCCAATTCCCGAATGGACTAGGAGGTTTATTGTGGGTTGGACATTTACTTCAAGACCGAAAGGCGAACCCATCAAGAAGTTTCTTGCGGAACGTGTCTTCGGTCCCAAATTCGAAATTCTGGAATGTGCCGTGATCAAGCGAACAACCGCTTACGTGGCCGCTCGGAACCTTGACAATCCAGATGAGGTCTTCGCCTGTATTTTCCTTCTGGCGTACAGGCCCAGAGATTACGGGTATGAGTTCGGGTACAAGGATATGGATGAGACCATGGGTCCATTCTCTTATGACTGCCCTGAGCGTATTCTGGACCTCCTGACCCCCACTGACAATGAGAGTGCTATGAGATGGAGGGAGAGGTGTCGGGAAAGGGCGGCGGCATGACAAGAGTTCCCGTCTTCTGTGGAGAGAAAAGTGTCTGGATGTTCAGGGAGGAACGTCCGGGTGATGATACACCAATGGCGTATAAGGTATATGGTATCTATGTCTCCCGGACAGGTATTGACCCCTTGAGGATGTTCGCCTCCAGAGCCGTCCTTGCGGCGGCCGCTGAGAAATATGTAAGGAGGTTATCAGGTGGCTAAAGAAATTTGTAGTAGTTGTTATTATGAAGAGATTTGTGATGACAAGACAAGTAAAAGACCAGAGAAATATGCTGACAGGGTTGGAGTATATGGTCCTGTGATAGCGTGTACAAAATATAAAAGGAGGTTATCAAGTGAGTAAACAAATTATTCGTCAACCCTCGGTTGATAGTAATGTGGAACTGTATTGTATCTATTCCTCCATCGTCGGGGAAATCATCTGGTACGATTGCACGGCGGAGGAAATTGAAAAAATCTTCGTCAAAGAGGCTGAAGAAGAAGCTTCCGCTTATGTGAGAGGCATCTTTGAAAAACTCAATAAAGGTGAAAATCCTTATCGTCGGCTGGGCATAACTTATGAAGAAGCTCTTGAAGATTCGGGAGGAACCTTGGATGAAGATTGTAAGGAGGAAGATTCTAATGAATAAACTTATCTCAAGCATTTGGGAAAATATCGGCATTATCGTTGTTTTAATCATCTGTGTTCTACTGGCGGTAGGTATGGCATCCGTTGTCAATGATGTCTACAAAAAGATTGTATACTTGGAGGGGGAACTGGATTGGTATCAGGATAACTATCAGTCTTTCCAAGGGTCCATGTTATTTGAAATAGATAAAAACGGTGATTCTGTCTATGAGCAATACAGAATGTTCACCCCCAACGCTGAGAAGAATTGGTATCTTATCAACGATGACCGTTCTTTAGTAACGTCTCCTACACCCAGACAGGAAAAGATTCTGGCAAGGGCTTTAGCATTTCATGAAATGTCTAAAGCAGTGAGGGAACGATGATGAAAGCAACTGAGAAAGTCAGATGTGGAACTTGTATATTTGGGTTAATGCGGATATTGAGGCCGGGGCCAGATGAAAGAAAATTCATTGCTTGTTCTCGATATCCAAAAACAATTACAAAAAGTCCTTGGCACTTGTGCGGGGAATGGAGCAACGAGTATCCACCAAAAATTAAAAAGGAGATGAAGTGAGCCATACTAGCTCCGACCATAACCATATCATTTGGGTAAATGGTAAGCCCCACCGTATGCGCCGGGGGAAGCTGATCCACATTTCTGATCAGTGGTTTGGTCACGTTACCCGGCCCCAGACCATCCGGAAGAGACAGAGTAAACAGATCAAGAAGATCAAGAAGCACATGCAGGGTGATTCACAGCGTCAGACATATGAACGATGGCGCTGTCGTTCCAAAGCGAAATATGCTATAATGGATTAAGGAGATAGAAATTATGAGCTTTATACAATATATACCAAAACGTTTCTCAGCGGGGTCTTTACATCTCATAGAGACTGCCAACCAAATCATCAACGAATATGAAGAGATGGGATATACTCTCACTCTTCGACAGCTTTATTATCAATTCGTGGCCCGTGATTTGATCGCCAACAAGCAATCCGAATATAAGCGACTGGGTTCGATTATCAATGATGGTCGGTTGGCTGGTATGATCAACTGGAAATCTCTTGAGGATCGGACCCGGAACGTTCAGACCAATTCTCATTGGACTAACCCCAAATCAATCATCAAAACGGCTTACCACGCCTATGCCCGTGACAAGTGGGCAACACAGGATTATTACGTAGAGGTCTGGATTGAAAAAGATGCTCTTCTTGGTGTGATCGAACACACATGTAAAGAGCTTGACGTTCCCTTTTTCTCCTGCCGTGGTTATACCAGTCAATCAGAGGCATGGGGAGCGGGTCAGAGGATGCTCACAGCAATCAATGAGGACAAACAGCCAGTGGTGATTCATATGGGTGATCATGACCCATCTGGTATCGATATGAGCTTCGATATCTGGAAACGGTTGAACCTATTTGTCGGAGAAGGTTTATACGAGTGGGGCAATATCAGCGATTATTACAATCGTAATGAAGCAATGCTGAGAACCACTTTTCATCGATATGAGAAAGAGGGTGTCATTGTTGAGCGGATAGCCCTTAACCGGGATCAGGTTCATGAAATGAATCCACCACCGAACCCCGCAAAACTTACGGATAGCCGCATCAAAACATATGCTGAACTTTTTGGCACCCTGTCATGGGAACTTGATGCTATCAATCCCCCAACGTTAAACGCTATCCTCAAAGACAAAATCACATCTTACATAGATGATGATTACTGGGATGAAGTTGTACAACAGCAAGAAGAGGAAAGGGATAGTATCAAAGAACTTATGGATAATTTAAAAGGAGAATAACCATGCGGTACGGTAAAGTTATTGTTCAAATGGAAAACGGAAACCGGAAGGTTTACCAAAAGGTATGGGTGGTCCGGGATATTATCGACAAGGACCGAGAAGATGCCAAACGTATCTGTTTCTTTGATGGTTCAGAAATGATCCTTAAGGAAAAAGATATTAAATCAATAACCTATCTATAAGGAGCTTGTCATGGGAATATCATCTTGTCAGGGTAAAGCTATATACCATCTCTGTCGCCCGATCTATACCCAATGCGCTTGTTCGTGGTGTCATCACTTTCTCTTTGCTGGGGAGAGTAAAGACCCTATGGAAGATCGTATCTTTTGTGGTATAGGGAAGGTCACAGAAGAGTTCTGGTATACTAGTAATAGTTCCCGGTCTTGCCCCTATTCGGCCGTGTGTGGGCACAATTATGATGAGCTTGTCAAGGCACGAACAAGTGTGAAACAGATAACCACAGAGCAAAAGAAAGTAGCACAGCGGATGCAACAAATGTTATCTTGTCAATAAAATAAGGGGTGAAAATGAGCGGTGGGGCGGCGGCTTGGTATACGTTAAAACAACGGCGTAATGAAAAAGAGAAAGAAGACTCAATTATAAAGAGAACAGCATTTAACCATATAAAGAAAGCTGTTTGTTACAAATGCGGCTATGGGGTAAACCAATATCCGTGTTGGAATTGTGGAGCTAAACAATGATTGAGTGTTATAAAAGTTTATGTATGTTCCATGAGGCTCAAATAGAACCAGAACTTGGACCGTACTGTCAACTGAGTTTCTGTGTACTGGAACCTCATTCCGAAATAGCCCGGAGTGAGTGGCCGGAGCTTCATCATTCCAACGAGGCGAAGGAGGGGGATATCGTCTGGGGAGAGATTCAGCGTATCGGTAATTCCATAAATTCGGTCAGAACGTGGCATTTGAGTAGGAGGAAAGCGTCATGAAGGTCTATCCTTTCAAGGATGGGGTGGTGGGTTGGTTGTTGTGGCACTGGTATGAATTTACAAGGCCCCGGCCAGCTTATCATGACTTGGATCACAATCACCACCCAAAACCAAAAATTTTCAGAAGGAAAGCGTCATGATGGAAAGAATATTTATTTTGTTATTATTGATTGGTTGTATCATAGGCATGTATGTGTGTCTTTATATTATATGGCATATGATAAAATCAGTCATAAAGGAGAATGCCATGTTGGATAAGATAAAGGTCCACGTGCTGGAGGTGAACGACATCAATGATACCGTAGAGGAACTTACAACTGAAATCTTAAGTCCTTTACACGATATGATACTGGACGGGAGCAAAAAGGTCCGTATCACTGTGGAGATAACTGATGTTTGAATATTATGGTTTTAAATCTACTGGCAGTAAGGCCCGTGATCTTATGGGGGTGGTAGGTGAGCCCGAACAAGTGTCGTTCTGGCGTTTCGTTGGTTTGATCCTGTCAGGACGGCGCTGGAGAATTGAGAGGTTAAACTGATGTTTAAAAAAATCAAGATGATAGGACGCCAACTTCTTTATGTGTTCCTGAAACTGGGGATTATTGTGGGGACAGTTTTATTTATGGGATGTTTGGTGGCCGCCTTTTTTACTCCTATTGTTTTAATCGTCAAAGTGATAATTGGATAGTTATACGCAGATTAACCTGACTGTGCGTATAAGGAGGTATCATGTTTATTAAAGATAAAAATCATTTAAAGGGTTTTTTACACCGTACTCAACGGAGCTTCTGTGGATATGATCCTTATGGTATTGTTGTTCAAGGAACAATAACTCCCCCTCCATCGTTCTGTGATTGTAAGTACGGCGCTACGCTTCCCAACTTGGGACCAACCGAAAAGAATGGGTGTCCTGAGCTTCGTTGTATGGTAGAACTTCTCAGCCTCATGACAGAAGAAGAATACGCCACCATTATGGAGCGTGGAAATCACTCAACAATATAACTATTTTTCTTGACATATACCTCTAAATTGGTTATATTATAAGTGGAGGTAATAATGAAAAACTTAAAATGTAACGGAGACAAGAAAATAGATTTGGATAAGATATCTTCCGATGCTGTCGGGCCGTGGATTGTTAAATGTACCGGCTGTGAAAACTGCACAACAGAGACCTCATGAAATTCCTAGTCATTAAACGCCCGGAGAAGAGTTGGTCATGGGGTATTGGGTACATCAAATTCGGTGCCTTCTGGGGCTTCTACGATGAGGCCGAGAAACTCAGGGCGGTCATCACCACTGACAAATACAACCGGAAGACGATCTTTCGGAGAGTGGGTAACAAGTTTGAACCCTTCGCAACGTTCTGGGGTGTGAACTTCGCTAAAGCGTTTATCAGGGAATCACATAAGAAAGGTGTTATCTGATGAAAAAAGTATTGCCGAAAAATGGGGATCGCCGTACAGTGGGACAATATCTCTTGTTCCCAAAAATCATTGATGGTGTAAGACGTTGGTTAGAGTTTGCTGTTTGGGAAGAAGAGTTCGTAGAGTCGAAACCATATGGAATTTGGTTTGCTAAGAGGTGGATATAATCTGATAGTATTTTCCTTGACATTCACCGCTTAATTGGTTATATTATAGGTGGAGGTAATAACGATGGCAAGAATGGTATTCGGTAACTGGGCAAGCGATGAACCAAGAGAACGAAAGCCCACCCATTATGCCCCAAACATGCATTTCTATTGTACCGGCCGAAGAGCCAGATTCGCAAAGCACGAATTCACCAACGAAAGACTCATAGTGACCTGTAAAGTGTGTTTACGGAAGCTCAAGAAGGAAGGGATCATCTGATGGACCTCAGCAAGTATGCCAAGAATCTGACCGAGACTGAAAAAGAATACGGGTACTTCGTGGTTAATACCCGGCTCCTGAAGGCTCTGTCCCCTGACACTAAACTGGTTAATGTTCATGGAGCTTATGCTTATTATGGTGACAGGCTCTTGTGGGATTCAATCAGGTGTTGTAATCTCCGGTATGCATTGGAATTAAGAAGGTCTCATATGGAGGAAGGTAGAAGGCGAAATCTCCGATGGACGGCACGGCTGGCCACGGATGCAGACCTTGAAAGAATCAAACCCAACGATTTTTATTTCCCAAAGAAAGGAGACCGTGGCTATGTTCACTAAAGTCAAAGGACCGGGCGGTAAGCCCATAGAAGCATACATGACCGCCGGGGTGGATGCTGAGTACGGCCCAGTGGAAGGCGGTATGTGGTTGGGAGAGGCTATTAAAGCTTTCCTGAAGTTCCCCGTGGACATGATAGTCCTTGAGTGGGCCGAAGGTGGTAAACTTACATTCCGTGCCGCTGGTTACACCATGGATAAGGATGGTGTGGAAGGTCCGCTGGAAGAGGATAAAGTCATCACGACCTTGACTGAGATCATGAAGGTCAAGAAGATGTGGTTGAAGATTGATGACTACGGTGACAAGTTCGTTGCCACCCTTCTCTTCCCAGATGAGTATTAATAAAACTTATCTACACAACTTGCCCAGCGTGTCGGGGTCTGGCATTAGCAACGCCGGACCCAGACGGTTGGTGGGTACAGTGTCTGGATCACTACTTTGACTGCGGGTATGATTACTTCCCGAAAACATTAAGGGGGTTATGATGATTAAGAATATTCTAATTATAATTTTGATTTGTCTAATCATTCCCGTATATGCGGTTGCTGATGATGGGTTTTATATTCAGGGAGGAATCGCTTTTCATTCAATGCCAATGGATTGCCCAGAATATTGTGGGACCAATCCCTTAATGGATTTTGGTGCGGGTTATACAATTGATTTGGGCGAGTGGACCGTAGATATATATTTTGAACACCGGTCATCGTTATTTGATTACGAGGACGGATATGGTCATAATTTGCTCGGACTTGGTTTCCGTAAATACTTTAAAGAAAGGTGAACTATATGGTTAAATGTGGTTTAACAGATCATGAAAGATATTTATTAGCACTTAGTATAGAGCGCCGCCGGAAGAAGTGTCCGTGGAGCGGCACTACTATGATTTATGGGGAGGTTGGAACTTTCATGGGGGATTATGATAAAGAGACTAACCGTTACGCTTGTCCGGGATGTGATAAGCCTGTAAAAATGCGCCCCCTTCCGTCTCTTCCTTCTCGTTATGCTATGATCCCACGACACAACCATTCTCTTAAAAAAGAGTAGTATTTTAATTGACATCTCCGCCTAAAAAGGTTATATTGTAAGTGGAGGTAAGAGTTAATGACAGACAAGACAAAAAGAATTGAAGCTTTCAAAGAGTATGTCAATTTTGCAAGTAGCGTGATACCTATCCCAGATAACTTCGGTTGGAATCCTATTACTTGGGCTACTGAGAAAGCTGTTGCCTATCCCGTTGTCAGACATGAGGACCGGGGAAAGACTTTCAACAACAAGTGTTACAATAATAGCTTAGAAGAAACCCCACGATATATTTATTGTGAAGGGTATACTGACATTCCCAATATTTCTTTACCAATACATCATGGATGGAACTTTGATTCAGATACCGAAGAGGCTGTTGATGTGACTCTTTCGGACCCGGAAGACAGAGCCTACTGGGGGACCAAACTTCCCTACTTCATGGTTGTTGCCGCTATCTGTCATGATGCTTGGCCACACTGTTACGGGGTCATCAACACCGTGATGAATATGAGCCGGGATGAGAGAGAAGCAATCAAGAAAGAACTTGATGAAAAAGGGCTGTTATGAAAACCACAACCAACACAAAACGAAGTGAGAAAGCACGAGAGTTTTTAAATGCTGGCTTCACTTCCATGGCGGCTAAGAAAAGAGCCAATGAGTTGGTCAGCCGTGAATACGATGCAGTTCGAAGTGAACTCATGAAGGATTTTCTGGTTAAGAGAGAGGCAGAGCCGACAAAGGCTGATTACTACGATGATCTTTACTGGGACTTCCCCGATTATGTTCACAACTTCAAGGTTGAAAACCTCAATCTCAATGAAGATTATAATGAAGCCGTTGAGAGGATTCTGAAGCTCAAGGCTCTCAGAAACGAGATCAAAGATGCAGTCGTTACCAAACCCCTGTCAAAGAAAGCCAAGGCTGATATCGAAAGAGTTGAGCTTGAACTGAGTGTAAGTGACACGGGTAGGGCAAGGGTTGAAAAATTAGTGACTGACATTTCTGAGGTCTGGAGAAAAAGGATCGAAGCTGACTACCGTAAGAGAGTTTTCGGAGCTATCCGGGAATTCCGGATAGCTGAAGACATTCTGGTTATTCCTTACACCAAAAGTTATTCTCCCAAGTGGAACAGGAACAACCACTACTATTCTCTTTTTGCAAGACTGGTTGATAGTGTTCACATGGGGATGTACAGCAACAAGATAGCTTCTCCCAAAGTTTACACCCTGAAGCCTGAGTGGAAAACACTTCTGAAAGCGGCTGTTAAAAGAGATGGTGAAGAGGCTGTTGCAAGATTTATTTATAAGGTAACCGGAAAGCTTCTGAGTATTGTGGATAATATCCCCGGTGATTTCGAAGTAACAACGCACGGTGAGCTTTGGAGATCAACACTTCTTTTCAAGTGGACAAGCGGTGTGAGCTTCATCGTTGAAAACAAAATAGTTTATGCAGTTAGAGGGTGGACACCTTACAACAGTTTCCCCTTGACCTTCCACAAGGTGATTCTTGAAGATGGTTCAAGAATGAAAACTCCTTCAGAAGCTAAATTGAAAAAGTATTTTGGGAGGGTGTTGAAAATAGTAACATGTATACACTGTAAAAAAGAACTTCCGTTTGGGGCATCTTATTCCGCCGGAATCGATGGTAAGGAATTCGCCTGTGAAAATTGTTTCCTGAGCCCTGAGCATTATGTACCTTGGCCCGAAGAATTAATATCAAAGGAGTAATAATGAAGAGTATTGAGAAAGAACTTAATATTATATTTTTGGCTTTTGGTGGTTTGTTTGGTATCCTCGGATTAATCTTCATTGGCCGTCCAGACACATATCCCTACCCATTTGTACTAATGACGTTCGGGTGGATATTTATGTGGATCGCTCATATAGGGAAACCGAAATGAGAACCCCTACTTACAGTGTGGAGAATGGGTATGAATAATCATAGATGGTCTGGATGGCCCGGAGCATACTGCCTAAAATGCGGGTGTGAAGATGCAGTAGAAAATGCACTAGCATTAGGATGGTACGATCCAATAAAAAATACTTATGATACTCCAGAGCATGAAGAGGAAGTCGTGGCAACTTTTGTCTGTAGTGTCAGTGATATTGAATGGGCAGAGCACCTTGAAAGACAAGGAAAGTTGCACTTATGGAAAAACATAGAACAGCTTCTAAATAAGCATAGATTGAAAGAGGAGGCGACATGAGAGCACTAACGTATAGTAGACCATCACTACCATTTATCAAATGGCCAAGGGCTTTAAAGCCCTTGGTTGGTTTGAAAATCAGTTACCACGCTAAAGGGTCGTTGATACCAGTGATTTCTATGGTTGATGAAGTCAAAAAAGGTAATATTCTTTTGGCTACTGGGGAATGGATTCATACCAGCACTCATAATCTGGAAAAAATTCATAACAACCCTGTATAACTGTGGTATTATAAAAGGAGAAAAACATGTATCCAACACAAGACCCACATATATTACAAAGAATTATTGACGAGCTTCTGTCAAGAGTTCTGATATTAGAATCTATAATTAATGAACGTCTTCCACTCGGACCCTAATGATCATGAAAAGAAAACTAGAGGAAAGACGCCCGTATGATGCGTGGGATATGAGCGGGTTTAGAACTACACCGTGGGTAGCATGGCTGGCTGTTATCTTTTTTATAATAATGGGAGCCCTCTTTTTGTTTGGAGTACCCCCTGCTCCCTAATTGTTGTCCATCAAATAACCCCATGTGTGGCCGGGGATATACTGGCGCAACCGTTTGGTGTGCTGACTGTCTTGTAGAACACGGCAAGACGCTTGACACAATTGTAATTGAACTTCCAAAGGAGAAAAACCATGCCGTGGAAAAAGTATCGAAGAACAAACATACAACCAAGCGAAATGAGACCTTACATCCCCGGAGAAGACTTGAGCAAAATATCCGTAAGTCCGGAAATCACACCCAGAGAAGGTGATATGGTTGCTCGTGATCCGGACTGTCACACTGACCAGTGGTTAGTTACCAGAACGTACTTTGAAAAGAATTTGGAACCATTGTAAATTTGTAAAGGAGGTTCATCATGGCTGACAAAGATGAAGAAAAATATCTCAATCCAGTTGGGTACTGGGAAGTAACCACGGACGGGGACTGTGAGGGCAGGAGCCAACGTCACCTTGGCACGTGGTACGGTCATTGGGTGGATATTGCATTTCATCTGGCAGACCGCCAGTTCTATCAACTCAAGTTCGAAAAGATAGAGCGGCCGGAAGTGTATGACCCGGTTAAGACAGAAGTCAACGTCATGTTTAATATCGATTCGGGTACATGGGGTATGAACAGACCCCAGCGTATTAAGTTCTTCACAGAAGCTTTGGGAGACATGGCTGATAAAGTTATCGTCAAGGATTGCAACTATTACGGGAGCGTTACCTTGACACGAGGTGATTTAGCTGAGAAAGAGCTTGCCAAGAATAAACTCCAAAAACAGGCGTTGGCCAAACTCACCACCACTGACAAGGAGGCACTGGGTCTGTTATGACAAAAGAACACGATTGGTTTAGAAGAGGAGTAGGTGATCCGGATGATGCTTCTCCAGAGGAAAAGAAAGAAAATAAATTATACCGGAGCCTTGTCCGGATTGAAGAGGTTGGAGAAGATTACATCATAGTGTGTGTTCCAGCGTGGGACTCTAACTCTTTCAAGGTCATGAGAAACAGAATTTGGATAAGTGAAACACTTAGCCTTGATGAATTGCGGGAGAAAAAGTGTCCTATCAGGATACCTGTTAAGTGTACCCTTGGGGTGAAATTCCATCAGAATATGCGCTTCCACCAATGGGAGACAGAGAGTATGGTGGACGCCAACGAACTAGCCGAACTTAAGACATACTGGGCGGCTAAGTTCAATCCAGATGACGCTTACTATATGGGATTGACTTTCGGAGATGAGGTGGACAAATGATTGACGCTATTGGAGTTGCTTACTTCGCCACTGTAACAACGGCCACAATCCTATTGACATTCGCTGTTATTATACTTATGATGGCGGTAAGACAACTAAAGCGCCGGGTCCGGGAGTTGAAGACGGCCGTGTCCTGTAAATCTTTTGTCGTGATCCGGTATGAATGGATAAATCTCACTCAAAAGAAAAGGTTTATTCGGTGTGTGGTGTGTCTGGCCCAAGCACCTCTTCATTTAGCTGGGTGTGATTTTGAAAGACAAGATATGATAAGGGCCAGAGCGAGAAGGGGGAATAGCCCATGAAACAAAAAATCGAATATAATTTTGAAGGAGATTTTTCTAAAAAATGTCGTATAGCTTCCGGCTTTTATGATGAAGGTAGGGAGGGGCAATATTATGGAAGAATCTGTGTAACCGACCAACAGTGGGCTATTGTTCTATTCGATGGAGATGATGACCCCACCCTTTTCAAAATAGATGGTCTTGATATTGTCCAAGAAAAATGGGTTAATGGGAGGTTTTTATGACAAACGGCGAACGATTTCTTGACCTTTTAAAAAAGGCTACCAAAAATCTGCTTCCACCGGAGAGCCACGAACTGGCATTATGGTGTTTATTGGAAAGTGAACGGGAGAACGTATTGCTGTTATTGGACCAAGGACATCCTTTCCAATTCCATAAAGCTTTCCGGCAAATGGACATCACTGATTCCGGGCGCAGAGATATGGCCATATGGCACCTTCTTGATAACGCTAAAATCTTCTGGGAAGTATTCCATGAGGTCTGGCCCTTGAGGGAGAAATAATGTCTCATGATAACTGGTTTCAACCAGATGAACTATCTATTAATTATGTAAAGGAATTTTCAAGAGCGGAACGTGCAGAAACTTTCTTGGAGATGATTCGAATAACCCTAATGTGTTCACCGTTTAAAAATACTGTTTGGGGGAAGAAGATAAACAATCTTATAAAACAATATAAGAAGGAATCAACAACATGAAATTTCTTTGTATAATTCGTCATAAGTGGGACGTGGAAAAATGTGGGTGTAGTCGAACATGTGATCGATGTGGAGCTTATCAATATAGAAAGTGGTCCACTGGTGATTGGGTGTTTATGTAATTTTGAAAAGGAGGTTCATCATGGCCGGAAAACAGGGACGGAAAAAGAAAATCAAAATGACCAAGAATCAAAGAATTAGGGCGGGGTATCAGAACCAGATTATTAATCTAACCCAAGTCTTGATGGAGAAGTTTTTACAGCCTCCCCCAAACTATGTTGTCTCCGCTGACCTGAAGACTTTACCCACGGAAAAACTCAAGGGACTCCGGGATGCTCTTCAGCGGAAACTGGAGTATCTTGTTGACAAGGCGAAGGAGGCTATTGCCAAAGAGCGGGATGAATCCATCAAGGCCGGACTTATGTGTTGTCAATGTAGTAAGGTTATTACACAATCTGATATGGATGATGGAGT